GGCTCGCGGACTTCCGGTAGCACTCAGGAATCCACAGTTCGAACTCGACGACCAGGTTGCATCTCTGCGTCCAGTCGTCGCCGCCGTTACGCTCCGCCGATTGGTCGTCGAGTTCGTGGTCAATGATGATTCGCGGCGGCTCGCTGCTCTCGTCTTCCGGGTGCAGTTGTTCGTCGACGACAAGCCAGCCGATCTTCGCGGCCGCCTCGTCGCGCCCGATGGTGACGTCGTCCCCATTGGCCTCCACCCACGCCTTCACAGTCGCGTACTGAGCGTCAGGGTTCGCGACGATCGCCCGAAACCACGCATTGTCCAAACAAAGCTGCGAGAGGTTGTAAAGCTCTCGCGCTTCGGAGGAGTCGGCGGGGACGGGATCGACGGCCACCTAGATTCCTGCTCGTGCCTTGGTGCGGAGACCTTTGTCGGTTCGGGTTGCCCAGAGTTTCAGGAGCCCGGCCACCGGCGTCCCGATTCGCTCCGTTATCCATTTCTCGCCACGGATGACCCATTCCGTGCCCTTTGTGACCTCCAGGCCCGCAGCGACCTGAATCCGCATAACACGGAGGTTTTCGTCGCCTGCCTGTCGGTCACGCTCAGGCTTCTCCTCGATCGCCACCGCCTGGACGGTTTCGTCGGCCGGACAATCACCATGGCGGCGATGCGTCACCGGCTCGCCGAACTCGGCCAGATACCGGGCAGCACGCGCCGCCATGCGATCGAGGATTGCCACGAGAGAGGTGCCTCGCCGTGGTTAGACGTACGGCTCGTGAACGACTTCGCAGACCGCGTTCGCGCCCAAGGCATTCGTTTCCGCGAGGTAGCCGAACAGGGCGTTGTTTGTGCTGGTCGCCGTGAGGGCGGCGTTCGTGTTCGTCGCGTCGACGTACAGCTTCGCGCCCTTTGTGGCGTTGGCCGCAATCTTGCAGTCGTAGACGCCGCCGCCGACGGCAAGCGCACCTTTGGTGTCGTTGGCGATGTCAACGTGCGCGATGCCACACGTGAGGCCGGTGGTGGTCGCGAGGAGCACGATGTCGCCGGCGGTGAGGTTTCCCGACGCGGGCGTGTGGTCAATCATCAGCGGCTTGCCGTGACGAAACGTTGCTGCAGGCATCTTCAGGTCTCCAAAAGAGTGTCAGCCGGGAGGCTGGACGCCTTCGGCAATTCAAGGTCACACCTGCCGATCACGCTCTCGGCAATCATGTCGCTGTCGAAGTCTTGAGAACCCCAAGGCGTGTTGTTCCCGAACTTCATTCGGCCGACATGAGCCAACGACACCTTGCGGGTGCAGCCGACTCGCAGGCCGAGCTCGTGGAGCAGTCGCGAGAAAAACCAGTCCTCGGATTCGACTTGCGCCTTGTACGCGCCCGTCTTGCGGTCGAGGACGATCCGGTCGTTGATGGTGAAATGGACCTGGTCCGCCCAATCCATGTTGAGACGGCAGACCCAAAGGCCGGTATTCAACAGCAACGGATAGCCGACATCCTTGCTCGTGAACGTCTCCGGAAGCCCGCAGACCTCACGCATCGTCAGCCGGCACTTCGGCGCCCAGTTGTCGCCATCCGGATCGTGCAGCGCGATGCTGGTAAGTCCGTTCTGGTCTTTGATGGGGGAGACGACCCCGAGCACGTCGAGATTGTTCGCCTCCATCTCCGCGACGAGCTTGTCGAGCCAGTGCATCTCCGGCTCGATGTCGTCGTGCTGCATCGCGAAGTATTCGATCGGCTCGCCGTCCCTCCCCTTCAGTGTCAGGGCAGCACACCACAGGGCGTTGAAGTTCTGGGCAAGGAGCGAGCCGGACTGGTAGCACCGACGAACGCGCAGGCCGCCGCCGCTGCAGAGCCAGAAGCCCTGCGAAGCGCCAGCGGTTGGTTGGCCGTACCCGGGCATCCCCAGGAATGCCAGCTTCTGCGCGTTACTTTCCACTGGTCGGGCCCTCGACGGTCGGCTTGTCGCTGGCCTTGGCTTTCGCTGGCGTCGCCGACATGGCCGGCTGACGGCTCTTGGCCACGCCGATCGGTTCGCCAGCCGGATTGAATGACTGGCGGACGTCGTCGCAGATGACCGCGAACGACACACCGTCCGGCACTTCGACGATGGCCGTCTTCTTCGACGACTCGACCTCCTGCGATGCCGATTCCTGGTTCCAGCCCACCTTGACGGTTCTGGTCTTTGGAGAGCCGTCCACGGCGGGCGGGAGGGTGATATTGAACGCAGCCATTGAGCCTGTCCTGTGATGGAATGAAAGGGAGAGGAATCAGACAGCGGCGAGCGTTCATCGTGAACACCCGCCGCGCCACAGGGAGCCGATCAGGCTTCGCCCTTGAACTTCACACCGCCGCGGTATTCCTGCTTCCGGAACCCGAAGTCGTGAACGCCGCGCATCTGGACGCCGAGCGTGTTGAAATCGGCATCGGCCGACTCGATGAGCGGCTCCTGGCGTCCATTGAGGAACACGCCCTCGATGACCGGGATGTCGCTCGGATCGGCCAGCAAGTACCACGCCTTGCTCGAATTCCCGGTAAAGCTCGCGTTCGAGAGGTACAGCGACGATTCGACGCGGAACGCACCGGCCCACGGGTTCGACCCGCCGTTGTCGGTGTCCTTGTAGACCGTCTGGCTGTTCATCAGCCGCAGAGCGGGAATTCGCAGTGCCGGAGGAACAAGCAGGATTCGCGGCATCGCGCCGAGCGGCTTTCCGTCCGGATCCGTCTGATTCCGGAACATCTCGTCCGCGCGGATCAGGTTGTCGGCGTTGAAGGGCGTGTCGGTGCCGCCGTCGTCGAAGTTGTTGCGGCCCGCGGTGAAGAACGTGGAGTTGTCCATGAACTCGGTCCAGAACGCCTCGCAGACCGCGAGAGCTCCGCCGCGACCGAGCCGCATGAGCACGGTGATGAAGGCGCCGAGGTCGTCGTTGATCCAGTCCCGCCGAGTGATCGCCAGCATCTTGGCGAACGTCTCAGCCTGGTTCGTGTAGCCGATCTCCCCAAGCGTCCCGTGCTTGATGTCGCCGCTCGGACCGACCTTTTCGTAGGTCAGGTCGCCGGTCAGCGAGTACGTGTTGATCTGCTTGAAGTCGGTCACAGACCGAATCGCCGCGATCGCACGCCACACCGACTCGACGTTGTTGAAGGCGACGCGAACAAACTTGTTCGCCACCGCTGACAGAATGCCGGGAAGGCTGAGCGTCGAGAATCCGCTCTGCTGAATCCGGCCGGGGAACGCGAACTGGAGGTATTCCCCCAGGTTCTGCTTCACCGAAGACTCGTGGCAGCCGTTCTCGCGGCCGACGATCTGCAGCATCTCGCACAGGCCGATGCCGTTCCGGAAATGCTTGTCGGACAGTTCGAGCGTCTGGGCATCGAACTCCTTTTCGAGGCTGCTGAGACCGCCCGCCTTGCAAACAGCCGCCTCGATGACCTTGTTCGTCACCTGACCGCCGTCGCGGCGCCGGCCGGAGAGGCCACCGGTCTGCGGACGCATCTCGCGGAGCATTTCCAGCTCGAACTCCGTCGGCGACGTGCCGCCTTCCATCGCCAGATTCGCGCGCTTCTGGATCTCATCCAGCCGGCTGGGGTTCTCGGTGATGAACCGGCCGGCGAGCTGCGTAATCTGCTGCTTGCGAGCCTGGTTGAGACGCACCTGCGCGGCAATGTCGTCGAGCGAATTGCCGTCGCCACTGGAAGCCTTCTTTTGTTGGGTCGGCGGCGGGTCGCTGGCAACGTTCTGCTCAATCTCGAACTGCTGCTTGAGCGAGTCCTGAGCCTTTTGAGAGAGGATCGAGACGTCGTCGAATCCCTTGTCCGCCGCCCATTTTTCGTAAGTCATTGAAAGAACTCCTAGGGTTGAACACGCGGCGGAGGCCGCAACCTTCGCCGACGTGTCGTCGTCAGCACCAAGGGCAACGAAAGACACCTCGTTCAGCTCCCATTGCCGAACGATGTACACAGGACCAGAGACCTTCCGGCCGTTGACCACGGCCGACTCGCCCTCTTCAAGCTTCACAACCTTTTTGACCGACGCGCCGATCGACATCTGCCACGGGAAACCGTTGTCGGCAGACTCAATAACCTCCCGCGCGTGCTCATTGACCGCCGACACGACGCCACTGATCGTGAGCTGAGTCGCCGAGAGGTCGATGGACGTCGAGTGGCCAACAATCTTCGACGTGTCGTGATCGCGGAGGGACGGCCGCGGCTTCTTCGAAACTCGCCCGCCCTTCAATTCCGTGATGACCGGATAGGGCCAGCCGCCAACGCCAACAAGCGCGCCGGTGTAAGCCACGCCTTCGAACGTCCGGAGCTGCTTTTCATCGCCTTCGGCGGCTTTTGCGAACGCAATATTGCCCGAATCGGCGCGGAAACGGATCTCGGAGGGAACTCGATTACTCATCGGCGTCCTCCGGAATCTCGTCTTCATCGTCTTCCGCAACCGGAGCAGTCGCGGCGGACTGAGCCGGCACCGCCCCACCGAGATGCTTCACGAACAGAGCACGCCGCACCTCAGCCTCGCTCACGCCGTAGTCGCGAGCCATGGCGGCGACTTCGTCGTCGAAGTCCTTGCCCTCTTTGGCGTATTCCGTTCGCAAATGGGTCGAACCACTGCTCAATTTGGTCGCCTGAGCACTCGCTTCCTTCTGCGGGTCGACGTGTTCGCGTCCGTCCCACCTCCAGGAATGCAGAGGCGGCGACGTGCGCGACTGAGCCGTCGGTGGCAGATAGCCCGGGATGAGGCGGGCCTCAGCCCACCAGCGAGAGAACGTAGGATCGCAGGCGCCAGCCTCAAAGACGACGGCCCGCTCGACGTCATTGGCCTTGAAATAGACCTGGTGGTCCATCCGGCCGGACGAATAGTTGTATCCAGACGAATCACCCGCGGCGATGTTGAACGGCATGTTCACGCATCGACCGACCTCCCTGATGATTGCCTTCGTGAACGGATCGAACGACGCGGTCGGCTGCTCCGCTTTGAGTTGGCTGTACTCCCAACCCTTCGGCAGCACCGTCTGCATGCCGCGTTCAAGGTCGATTGCCTCAAGCGGCTCAAGCTCTTGCGGGTCGGCGGCGTTCGCCTGCGTGTGAATGATGCCCGAATGCAGGGCAGCGTTCTCGGCAGCCCTCAAAACAGCCAGTGAGTACCGCCGACGGAGGGCAAACAGGGGCAAAGCGGCCGCAATTTCAGGCGCACCACGCGACTGAGAGGGCCGATCGGCGTTGAACAGGTGGATCATTTCGTCGGCGCGAACGGTTTCGTAGTCGTTCGCGCCAATCGACCGCATCTCGCCCGGATGCTCGCGGAGCACCGTGTAGCCGGCGACGTTACCGAAGTCGTCGAAGATGATTCCGTCCGCGAGGCTCGTGTCGTCCGGCTTCCACTTTGGGGAGGCGATCATTTCCGCCTCGTGGAGCTGCAAATCGAGCCGAACCGGGTTTTTGACCCTCGGATTGGTGAAAAATGAGGCAAAAGACTCGCCATCGACGGCCTTGGCGCGTCGCATCGTCCGCAATTTCAGGGCGAACTTAGTCGCAACGGACCACTGCCAGAAAAGGAGCTCAACCGTCTTCGCTTCCTCTTTCGGGAGGTCGAAGACCTGGAGCATCGGCCCGCGGCCAATCGTGTCGTTGGCCAGCGTGTTGATGATTCCGGCGGCGTACGTGTCGTTTGCGACTTCGTACCGAGCCCGATTCCGAAGGATTCGGCGGACACCGGGGTCCAATGCGGAATCAGGGCCAAGTCCGTCAGCATTTGCCCAGTGCCGAGCGTTCTCATTGGTCGTTGCGGCCGCGTCGTACTTCTGGCGAATGCGGGTCGTCGGCGAGATCTCCGACAGGCGCAGCGGTTCCGCGGGCTGCTTCGCCTCAACGACAATCGGCGATGCGGCAACTGCGGACATCAGGAAGCACCCGGGGGCCGGGTCTGCATGAAGCGAATCGGGAGTCGTGAGCGGGTGGCCGCAGCCGTCTCGCTGGCAGCCTGGTCGAGCGCGAGAACATCCTTTGCGTCGCGTTGAAGCGTGCGACGGTCCTCGATCTCATCCTCTTTCGGGGTGAGAGCGAGCTCGGCGAGTTGTTCCGGCGTCAGCTTGGCCATGTCTCGAACCGGCAAACGAAAAGGGACCGCGCTCGTCGCGCGGCCCCCATCACGAGCCAGCGAGTCTTGATGGCCTCTCCCGGTTAATTACTCCGGTTCAGGCGTGCTTTGGAGATCGCGCGTCAGGCGCGGTCCCATGGCAGCAATTCAACAGTGAATGAAGGTTTGCCGGAATGTCAGGTCGACGACAATCGTCAGCCGAATCACAAAATCCGTACACCCCCTGTACGCCATGCTCTCCAGATCGATTTAACCATGCACCACGCCATCCAAATCCCGATACTTGACCCGCCGTGGCGTGTACGGCTCATTGCTGCAACTCACAATCTTCACGGCGTCCGACGGCCCATTCACGACGTTGACGCCGAAGTCGTGCCGATCTGCAATCCCCAACGTCGAGATCTTCACGAGCGTCCCGTTCACATCGAGGACGACGACGTTCATTGCGGGCGAGGCGTCAGCGCACAGCATGGCCGCCCGCTTGGCCGGCTCGACGGTCTTTCCGTGAGGGGCGATATAGGTTCCGACGAACAGGCAGTCACCGTCGGCGATGACCTTGTGGTGGACGTTGGCCGGCGACGGAACCCTGAGAGTCATGTCACACTTTTCTCCGTTCCAGTCGAACGATGCTGGAATCTCCATTCGAAACTTGGCGTCGGGGCCGAGGTCAGCGAACGACTTGAACGGCCGACCCAATCTGGCCCGCTCAGCCGCCAACATCATCTCCCGCCAGTCCGTTCCTGCCGAACCAGCTTTCGCAGCCCTGCCCGTAAACATGGCTGCCAGCGAACCAAACATCGCCGTCACAAAATTGCGTCGAAGCATCACTCGTCTCCATCATCTGGAAGGTCTTGAACAACAATCGCCAACTCCGTGAATTCCTTCAGACAGTTTCGGCACTTCCGGCGCCGGCGTGTCGAATTGACCGTGTGCCTAGTCCACATCACCGGGCACAGCCGGCAATGACAGACCGGGCATCGCACGCCTTTATCGCGGGTCTCGTTTGGCATGGGCGTCAGGCGGTCACCGGTGGGCAGCGGTTCAAGTGTGAGGTTCATCGCTTTGACGCCTGGATTGCGGACAAACTCATTCGCGGCTTCACGGTCTTCACGAGCTGCACGACACGCACGCCGATCAACTCGGCAGCCGCATTCGCACCAGCCTCGCTATCAAGCCAGTGATTCGCCTTCGACACCTTGGCCCACTTCGTCTGCCAGCCCTTGCCGACCACGAACTCTTCCGTTTTCTTTTCTGCGGTCAGGTGCTGCGAGTACTTCCAGTGCTCTTTCGAATCCGCCTTGAACAGCAGGATCGCCCCGGGCTTCGACTTGTCGCATTCGAGCCGCGAATGGGTCTTGGATTTCCACTCATCTGCGTTGATCTCGACGAGCTCCAGTCGCCGTCCATCAATCGTCTCGCGGACAACGTGCATCCCGTCGCCGATCCACGTCACCTTCTGCCCAACCCCGCTCGGTTTCGAGTAGTTGATGCGGCCGAACACGCCGCTTCCGAACCCCTTTGCCGGCCACACCGGATAACCGGCCGCACGAGCCTCCAGGCACGCGGCGTAGACTGTCGTTGTCCAGTTGCCGGAGTCCACCAGGATCGCGGCCGGCTTCCGCATCACGTCGCCCTGAGGGAACCCGCCCATCAGGGTCTCTATGCACTTACGGATCGCCGACAGGATCGCCACTTCCTCGCCCATTTCCCGCGAGTAGACGTCCTCCACTCCGTAATCGACCGTGTATCCAAACGGCTCCGGAGACCAGCCCTTCGCGGTCCAGTGCAACAGGTGCTTACCCACGTCGATGAACGCCGTCACCGCCTGACAGCCGGTCGGCAGCACCCCTCGCTCGAACTCCCCCTGCCGCTGGATGATGTCCCGTGGATGGAGCTCCGTCACCGATTGCTCGGCAGCATCGGCCGGAACACACCACACGAATTGATTCCGCTCGCGGTTCGCGTTCTCCTCGTCCGCTTCCCGTGACGATTTCCACTCCTCCGCCGCAAGCTCCCCCGACGAGATGAACAGGTTGTTGAACGCCGACCACCGAAAGCCCAGCGTCCGCGTCTGCGGCATCTCCCCGGCAACCTCGCCGTCCGCACCGACCACCTGTCCTCGATGAATCAACCTCGCCGCCCGATTCGCCTCAACTCGCTGCTGCTCGGACAATCCGGCCGCACAACCATCCAGCGGGCAGAAGAACTGTCCTCGTTCCTCCGCCTCAAACTCACTCACCGCCCCATCCCAGCCGAGCATGTCCTTCCGCTCTGGAGTGATCCATCGGCCACAGTGCGGGCAGGGCGCGACGATCTTCGATTCCGTGCCCTGGCTATACTCCTGCCAGATGCGACCGTCTTTGGTCGACACCGTGCATTCCAGGTAGATCCGCCGGCGACTGCCGTAGGCCCGCGTCCTCGCCTCCAACTGCTTGATCGGGTCGGCCTCGCGGGACAACTCTGACGACTTATCCAGGCCATCCACCTCCGTCACCACGACGACCCGGGACGTAAACCCAGCACGGCTCTTGTCGTCACCTCCGCCGGTCATAAACCGCAGCGTCGCGCCATTCCGAAACGTGATCGAATCAAACGTTCCACCTCGCGAGCCTCGCCCCTTCGTCGGCAGCAGGTCGGCGAACCGCGATGCCCGGATGGCCGGCAGGAAATCCTGCTCCCACTTGTCGTGGGCCATGTCCATCTTCGGCACGCCGCAGACCACCGTTTCTCCGATCTCGAACAGGTGGTACATGGTCGGGATCACGTAACAGGACAGCGTCTTCCCGCTCTGGCTTGGTCCAGTCGCCGCGAATCGCTGGTACTTGTCAGAGTCAATCGCATCGAACCACAGGCCGGACCACGGCTGGCGGTCACAACGAAATCGTCGCCCCTGGAACGGGCCGTCAGGAATGACAACCTCGGCCTCAGCGAATGCACGCATTCCCCTAAGTGGCTGAACCGCACACGACCTCGCCCACCAGCGCCACTCATTCAGCAGCGCCGTTCGAGCTGTCGTCCTCTCCGCCACCACGACCATCTTTGAAAAGGTGCTCCAGTCGCCGCTCGACCTCGTCCCAAGCCTCATTCAGCATCAACGCAACATCATTGCCGGCGTCTCGCATGATCCGCTCGGCAGTGGACTTCATCACCGATGCTGTTTCCGCCATCGCCGCGTGAACGTCCTCCAGCGAAACAAACTCCCCCTGCATCCGAAGCAGCTTGATCTTTTCCTGCTCCGCCCGGGCCCGGCGAAACTCCTCAAGAGCCGGGGAGTCAACGCCGTCGGGAATCTCTTCCGACACGTCACCGCCCTTGTCGTAGCGGTGCTTCCAGATGGCGAGGTCCCACAGGCATACCGAGCCGTCTGGGGCCCGCGGGAATCCAGGCAAACGCATCCACGCCCGCAGCGCCTGCTCCGAGACGCCTGCGAACTCCGCCATCTCGACGATTCGCGTGGTGCGGGCTCGTTCGCGTCGTCTTCCACTGGCAATGCGTGCTCTCCTCTCAACAACAACCGGATTTGCGCTGCTTATTGACAAAAAACCCCCGATGCGGCGACCCGCCTGGGGTTACAGGGGGCCGGAAGGACCCAGCTTTTTTGCCACCTTTCGACACCATTCCACGAACTCTGCCTCGCTCATCGTGCCCTTCATTCGATTCACAATCGCATGCACCCACTGCAGATTGTCGACGCCATGCCCACCACCATCAGATGCAGGCCTCTTATGGTCTAGGCGTGCTGAGCTAGGCGTAATCTCCACCCCTGTCATCGCGCACCTGAACTGCTGAACCTTGAGCAAGGTCAGCAGTTCTGCGCTTGTGGCTGATCCTGCGAGCTCGCTTTCGCAGGTTGTTGGCTCGGTTGGTGCACATTCGCTCCCACTCTCCTTTCCGCGACCACTCACTCCCGAGCACGATTCGTCTGATCTCTTTCTCTGCCCTTGCATCCCAAGATGTCTCTCGACGCGATTCGGGAATCGATCGTCCACGCTCTGCTCCTCTGTGTCGCAAGCATGCTGCTGCTGAACGACACCGATCTCGCCACTCATCTCGTTCTTTGGGCACAATTGCCCTAGCTGCCCTGTCGGCGAGCTGTTCCCAATCTGATCGCACTCGTCGGACAACTGGTGTCGGGCCGTCTGGTGAACCGTACCGATCATTCCGTCTCCGTTTTATTTGACATTGGGCGTTGCAGTAGTTGCCCGCGTTTCGCTTCTGGATATATGGCTGACGCCGCAATTGCTTCCCGCACCAATCACACAACACCAAGTACGTTCGCCTTCGCAATTCCTCCCCTCGCTGCTTCCGAACCCGGCCTCGGCATTCAGCGCCACAAAATCGATTTCGCTTATCGCGGTTGGGATACTGCTTGCCGCAGTAATCACACGTTCGCTTCCAGAGAATATTGCGTGCTTGATACCGGCACGCCCTCGAACACAGCGGCCTCTTCCTTTGATAACTGCGAGGTTTGCATTCCTTGCCGCACACAACACATGCCTGACGGCGACCACCGCGTGGACCCTCCATCCTCAAACCTCCTCCACCTCATCCCCGAACCGGCACACCCTGACGTCGCGTTCAATCCTGCCACGGCACTTGTGCTCTCGCCTGCGATGTTCCGCCCGCGTCCATTCCGCCCTGATGGCCTCGCACTCGGCTGCGATCTGGGCTGGGGTTGGGACGTAGGCGGGGGACTGGCAGGCTCGTGGTGGCGGGGCCGTCTTCACGACTTTTCTGGCCATGATCCCCGCCTGCTCAACAGGTCCTCCAAGAGCGTCTTGGCACGGCTGTTCATCTCCAGCGTGTCGTCGTGATCCTTGGAGTATCCAATGATCAGCTCGACCAGCTTGCCGTCCTTGAACTCTCGCTCTTTAACCAGGGATGCAATCAATGCCGCTTCGCGATCCGCCGCTTCCTTTTCGCGCCTTTGGATGAAGGCGTTGAACGCCCATGCCAGTGCGACCGAGGCCATCACAGGGAACCCGAGCCGTGCAATTCCGTCGATCCAGTCCACAGCGAGACCTCATTCGGTTGGTGCGTTTATCAGCAATGACGACGGCCACAAGAATGGCCAATCCGAACACGCCGATCTGATACAGGGTCTCGAAGAACGTCATTGGTCATCTCGACGATGCAGGTCGGTGTTGAGTTTTCAGAAAAACCAGGACAGTGGACTCGTGAGATTCGCCGCCACACGCGTCGTGTTCGCCATCGTGGACAGCAGGGGGTAGCCCGCCTCCGCACGGGCCTTCACTCGCACGGGCCGCAGCACAGTGATGCGCGTCAGGCGTCGAGCCCGGCCGACTTCACCGCCGTGGGCCGTGCTGAACAGCGACATCAGCAGCCACAGCATCAGGACAAGCCACGCGACGCTGAGCCAGTGAGCCGCTTCGGTTGCCGGCTTGGGCTGTGGCGGATTGGTCAGTTCGTGGCGGATGAACGCGCCGCGCGGCTCGATGACCTGCGGACGGGCCAGATGCTCGAAATGAATCTGCCAGATGAAGAACTCTTCGGGCGTCATTGCGGCCTCGCATACGACTGGCCAACTTCGATTCGCCCATACGCTTCCGGTGCAGGCTTTGTGTGGCATACCGGGCAACACCCCTGCTCGTTGACTCCTCGATCAAATCCACACCGCCGGCAGCGCGGCGATGGGGAAAAGGACGGCGAACCTTGTGACACAAGCAACACTTGCTTCAGCAGTCGCGAGGACTGGCGAGCGTCACACATCGGGTGATGTTTCTCGCCGTCTTGCTCCTCCCAGTACGAACCAACAGGATCGAGCCCGGCCATCAAGAGCATCGAAGCGACGTCGTGCAGCGGGTACGGGCCCTGCCACTTCCGCTCGTCTGGCTGATCGTTGATGCAGTGAATCAGAAATCTGGCCTCCACGGGCCAGCAGCAATCGGCGACCAGAACCGCCCCTCGCTCCTTCCAGTGCAACCAGCGGCCGAAGAACGCCGCCCTGACGCCTTCTGGGCCATCATGTGTCACTTCCAGTGCGGGGATGTTGTTCGCGACCCACAGCCGGTCTTCCTGGCTGCCACTGGCGTCAATTGGGCGACAGGCGAAAACGCCCGCCTCGTGCTCCTTGCCCTCACTGTCAATGACGACGAACCCGGCCGCGAACCCCTCGCCGTGAAGGCCGATGGATTCGACGTCGAATACCATGAAAAACGGGGGGAGAGCTGGGCGAACAGGCTGTCCGCAGTCGGCAGCCATGCCACCAACAGACACGTGACCGCCCACAGCGTCCTCTTGCTCCGCCCACTGCTGAAGTTGTTCTCGGGTCGGCCCTATCACTCTACGCCCCCCTTCCGCTCCTGCATGTACGCCTCGTGCGCCGCATGCAATGCATCGTGCATCGCTGCGGCCTCTGGCGTCCCCGCAGGCGGCACAGGGCCCGGCCATGCTGCCGAACTCATTCGGACCGTCCGCAGGGCTTCCGCGGCCAGTTCAAACGCCTTGTCCTTCGTGTCGCTGGCAATGGCACTCTCCGGCCCGGCCCCAACCGTCTGTTCGAACTTGCCGTCGAAGGCGGTAACACTGAAGCCGCTGACCGTCTCGAAATCGATCTCGAAGACCAGCTCTTCGTTCGGCTTCAAGCCAAGGGCGAGGATGTGCTGACCGAGGGTTCGCTTTTCGGCTGTCACTTGGCTCACTCCACGTTCGAACTGGCCGGGCTCTGGCATGGTGTTGCGCAGCGCCCACAGGAACACCCACGTTAAGGCGACCTGTCCTACGACGATTGCGACGATCCATGCGAGCATTCTCATCACAGCGGCGCTCCCTGCTCACACCCAACCAGCCACAAACACACCAGCCCGACGGCGATGCTCAGGAGGATGAGGGCGGAACGGCGGCGGCGAGTCATGACCATTTCACGTCCGGGAGAATGAAGTTCTTGAGCCGGCTCGTGGTCACAACCTCGCCATCAAACTCACCGATGCGGAAATGCTTGATGGTTGTCGTCGTGATCTTCTGCCGCACACCGAGCCATCCCGTCGATGTCGAGCGAATCGTCGGTGGCGTGGCCCATGTGATGAAGGCGTTCCCGTCGCGGTACGTCACCGTCGGCAGGATGCACGAGTAGTCGAACCGCACCTGCACCGGCCCGAACGTCGTCCAATCGCCATTGAGAAGCGATTCCGCCTTGGGGTGCACGAACGGAATCGACCGCACGTCCCGCTTGATGGCGCCGAACAGGTCGACCATCTCATACGGCACGAGAAGCCCGTTGCTCCCGGCCGTCGGCTGCTCCCGCAGATGGACCGTCCCGACGCGGCGGGCATTGACGTCCAGGTTGATCGCCTGCCCCAGCCGGGCGAAGTCGAGAATGAACGGGATGAGCGGCTTCGTGTTCGGCAGCGTCACGTCCCACAGCGGCCCCTTGAACGTGCCATCAGACGCGGAGTCCGGAACGGTCCGGCCCGCGTCGAGCATCTGGCATGGGAGGCTGAGGAGGTGTTCGAGCATGAGGTCACGACAGGAAGTCGCTTCGGGCGGCGGTCAGCGTGCGGGTGGGGGTGGTCATTGGCTACCAGTACCAGCCGTGAAACTCTCGTTTGCGGGGAGCGTCTTCAGGATCACGTTTCGCCGCACGTCGCACGGTGCGATTGAAAGCGGTTTTCGCCTCACGGTAGGACCATCGCTTCCGCTGCTTCGGCCCCTTGAACGTTGGCTTGTCGAGCTGTTCCCGGCGGGCGGACATCACCTCCACCTCCCGAACAGCCGTGCGCGACCCTGCTTCACGCCGTACTGTTGGATGTTGGGGCACTGACCGTTGGGGCAGTTCTGAATCGGAACGCTCACAACCGGGGCCGCGGCTTTCACAACAACCGCCTTGGCCTTTGGGGCAGGGATGCCCTCCGCCTTCTCTCTCAGGTGGACCGCAACATGCAGGACGTGCTGCGTGGCGTAGTTCAGCCTCGCCACGTCTTCGGCAGCGACACCGTGCTTAACAAGATGCTCGCTCAACACCTGCCCATCGTCGGGGTCGTGGAACCCGGTGTTCGGCCGATACCACTTTTTGATGAAGGCCGCGAGATTTTCAGACTTGCCGTTGATGGTCACTGCATCCGGCTCCGCTGGCGGCGACTCAACCTTCGGCACCTCCACCGAGATCTCCGTGTCCACCGTCAGCAGCGATTTGATCTCCGCGACACCGGCCTTGATGGCGTTGACGTCGGCCTTCACCGCACTGAGTTCACCCTTCACGGCGTCCAGTTCGGCGTTGTTGTTGCCGAGCGTGGCGGACAAGCCTGAGACCGTCGCCTCGAAACGCTGGATGGCCGCGGTGTAGGTTTCCTTCTTCGGCGCGGCGGTCTTGTCGTCAGCTTTCGCAGACTTCGGACCGGGGCCGCAGCCGAACAGGGCGAGCATGGCGAGGAACAGCAAGTATCGCATGGCAGTCATCCTTTGAAGTTCCATGGGGAATCCTTGACCCAGTCAACCGGCTTGCCTTCGTTGCCCATCAGGCCGACGAATACGTTGCCGGGGTAACGGAGCAACTGCTCCAGCGCTTTCGCGGTGATCTCATAGGCCCCGTCGTTGTGCGAATTCAGGCCGATGAGATTCTGGCGATAGCCGAGGATGGACATCGCGTGCCCAAGACGGGCCGTGGCCGGCGGTGAATACGATCGCACGACACGGTCGGCCGGAATCATCCTGTACCAGCGGCAGCCAAACAGGATCGAACCGCCACCCCCAATGAACTGCTTGAACTCATCAATCGTCGAGTCCTTGCGGAACACGCAAACCGATTGAGCCTTGAACGGGGCGCCTGCGGCATAGTTCGCGGCCGACAGGTAGGTCTTGATCTGAACGCCATTTGGATACGCGGCCGGGTATCCGGTCATCGACTCAGGGCAGACGCCCGTGCTCATCGCGAGCTTGATGAAGTCGGTCGGCCGACTGCCTTGGTCGTAGCCGAGAAGCCCACCAACCTTCTGCGAGCCGAGATACGCGAAGATCTTGGAAAGCTGAACCTTCTGGCGGTCCCTCACCCATGCAGCGCGTTCCAGGCATGAGGCTCCCGCCGTTCCATTACACGACCCCAAGGCACCCTGATTTTCATTCCGGTGCCACTCAACAGTCACTTCGGGCGGGGCGTCGAACGACGCGAACGTGTCCGGAGTCCCTTGCGGAAGGGCTGCCAGGTACTCGTAGTCCTCAAGATCCAGGCGACAGTTATTGACCACGGAGCGCCTCCTGCTGACGGCGAAGCAGTACCGCCTTGAACTTCTCGGTGGTGAAGCCGCTGGCACTCAGGGCCGCGTCTGCGGCCGACAGTTCACCGTGCGACCGGGTAACGGCATCGAGCAGCTTTGCGGCCAGAAGATCGCGGGCAGCCGCTTCACTGAGCCCGTCAACCTTTGCAGCCGTCTCGCCGAGCGCCCGCCCGATGTTGGTGCGGAACGCCGCGAAGTAGCGGTCCATCTCTGTTCCAGCAACCGGAGCAACCACGTCCGGCTCCGGGGCCGGCGGGTCGACGGGCCGGGGCTTGAGGCAGCCGCAGAGCAGGAGGGCGAGTAGGAGGGCGAGGCGGGTCATGAGCGGGCGTCCCCTTCGTCGTGCCCCATCCGCCGAAACTGCTCCACACGGCACTTCGGCATCGTGCGTGCCGCCACGTCGGCCTCGGTGTTCAGGCCAGCACGTCGACATGGAATGCAAATCCCCTTGCGATTCACCGCCGATGTCGTCATCCGGCGAAACCCGCACAAAACACATTCGAATGTGCAGCTTGCTGACTCTGCGAAAATGGCGATTGCACCACTCATTTCACCCCCACGGCGACGACCGAGGCCGGGGCCGGGTCGGGCGTTGGGGCGGGAGGGTCAATCCGGTCGCTTTCAACCTTCGCGACCAGCTCCTTCAGTGTGTCGAGCGGCGCCGTCGCAGCCGGAACGTCAACCAGGTATTCGCGGAGATTCGCGACACACCCGAGGGCAAAGCCGTAATCGAGCACGGGAGTCGCCTTGCGTCCCCGCTTCCATGACCAAAACGCCGACACGCCCTTCGCAATCAGCGGTGCGAGGAACGTCGTCAGGATGCCAGCGACCGTCAGCGTGCCGCTTGTGCCAATGTTGTCGGCCGATCCGTACGCCTCCGGCGAGGACGCGATCTGGACCGCCTGACCGCCGCCGATGAGCGTCAGGATTACTCCGATGATCTTTGCGGCCCACGTGAGCCACGCGATGACAGTTTGCACACGATCGGACATCGGAAGCGGCCTTGAACGTGACTGGCGGACTCGTGACAATTGGGAGAGAGGCCCGGCGACTGGAGGCTAACCCAGCCGCTCGGGCACCGATGTGTCCCCCGACACAGCCAGCAGGCTTCGACAAGGTGCGAAGCCGTTGTCAAGAGATCCTTCCCCGACCAATCGGCGCACGGACCGCGCACACGACGCAGGGACCAGCGCGCGATGCCAGCCTTCCAGAAGAGTCCAGCCGGAACGCTAACCCGGCGGATGACGGTCTACTTGCCACGGAGTCTCGAACTGCTGATTGAGCAGTTGGCTCGACAGGAGGGCAAGAGCAAGAACGAGATTGCCCTGCGGCAACTGAGGCTCCTCGACGAAGCGTGCCGGGGCGAGACGCGGTCAGGGTGACTCATCTCCGATGCCAGCGATAGCTGCCGACTGGGTCGGAGTGGTCGATGCACGACTCCCCGACGATGGTCGACAGTTTGGCGATTGGCCCATCATCGTCGAACCAGAACGGCGTGTCCTGAATGCAGTGGATGCAGCCACAGTGGATCCCGTGCTCGGCTGCGTGCATCTCGTCAGCAACCAGCATCGCGAGAGAGTGCGACGCCTTTCCGTTGTTCCGCAAGCGACGCGAAATCTTCTCTTCGCGATGGAACCGCTCAATGAGCCCTTGAGACCACTCGCCCTTGTTCCGCCTTGGCACGGCTAGCTCCACGCATGAACCATTACGTCCACTCGTAATATTACGTCGCCTCGTAACGCGACGTCAGTCTGGTTTCCCCGCCTCCACCCTCACCCGCCCCATACACCGCCTCGCATCGCCGTCCGCAATTCCCGCAGCCCCTCGTCAAACTCCGCGTCCCTCTGCCGACGCAGCGACGCAAGGTGCTCGTCGAGCTTGCGAACAATGGCGATGCCGCCGGGGATCTTCACGACCGCATGGTTCGGCTGCCCGTCGAAATCAACGTCGACCTGCGAATAGGCGGGCGGCTCTCCGCACAACATCCCTACGCAGTCCAAGAAGTGGAAGTCCTTCGGCTTTGGCGACACACATTCAAACTTCGGCAAACCGTCCAGCCACAATGACGAAGACGGCTGCTCTCCGCACTTCTTGGCCCAGTCCTTTTTAATCTTCAGCAGTTCGCCTGGAGTAAGCACTGGCGGAGACGAACTGCCTGTGGCGTTGAAGGTCAGGTTCGCGGACGCACTGGCGGTGAAGAACTTGGCGAGAAATTCTTCGAAACTTTCGGGCTTGTGGCTCATTGCTTCACCGCGCTCCGAACTCGGTTGATACACCGCCGCGCATCCTTATCCAGACGCCACGCATCGTCTCATTCTCCTGCGTCGCTGGTCGGTTGTCTCATCGCCTTCGGCCGGGGACCGCGCCCCCTCGGAGTCGACAGCGACTTCCGTACCCGCGCCGACAGCGGCGGGTACTCTCCGATCGCCACTCCGCGCAACCACTCAGAGACGGACACGCAGCCAAATCGAGAGAACGCTGGCCGCATCGCTCTCACGAAACCACTCTCGTGCCGCCTCAATCTCCTGGTCTTGAAATGCGTCGGCCCTGACCTGCAGTTTTTGCTCAGGTGTCACGTCGTCTCTCCTGACTTCGGCGGCGGGGGAAGGGGCATCCAATGCGACGGCGGAAGCTCGCGCCAATCCACTCCGATGCGCAGCCATGACTCCCAGTACGGATGTGGGCGAGTTGCGTAGCGATCGTCGTTCCAACTTCCTGTGGCGATATTCATCCATCCTCCGCCAGTTGGGCGGAACAGCAGGATCATTCGTCCATCCTTCGGCGCCGAAGCAATCGGCCGCCAGTCGTGCTCAGTCACGGGGCTCTCCGGGCTGGGGGTTGGGTGGTGGTGCTGGGGTGGCGTCGATTGCCCGACGGAATCGGTTGCGGGCATTAAGGAGTAATCGCAAAGCACTCGCACGGTCGGTTGTGGACAGCGGGACGTAATCAATCTCAGGCAGTTTGCCGTCTCTCAGAAGTGCGGTGATCGCGTCCTCGGTCTGGACGAGCCGCCGCTTCGCGAGTTCTGGATGCTCTGCCAGGGGCTCGAACACCAGCTTGCAGGACGCACATCTCCGCAGGTCGTGACGGTCGGCAGGAATGGCGTTCTGAAGACTGTTGCCACAAGTCGGGCATGCGGAGTCTCCGCATGCGCCATATCTCGATGCCTTTGGAATGTTCGTATCCATCGCCTCTCCCTCCCCTGGTTGAAATCCCACTCCCCACGCCACGCCCTACGTCCTCGGCTGTTGCTGGGGACGGGGCTGTCAGCGACGTCCGTTGTTGCAGCCGACGCACATTGGCTGGAATCCTTCAGGCGTTCCTGAGTCGTCGAACAACAGGGGTTGTCCTCGCTTTCGGCGCTCCTGCTCCTGGACCCACCATCGCGGTGGGGACTCGCCCCATCCCCACGGGAATCCCAGTGCCTTCACATCCGCTTCGAGGGCGTCCAGCTTCGCGGAGTACGCCGGGTCAGCCACGCGGTAGGCTTGCCGTTCGTCGGCGTCTCCGAATGTCCCGCAGGTGCATTCACCGGAGATCCCCGTCAGCCGCTTCACTGGATTGCGAGGCAGGCCGAACTCCTGGCGGTACATCTCGAAGTCTGCTTTTGTCCGCCAGTAAAACGGATTCACCCACACGTCACCGAAGTAGCCTTCAGCCCACGCCCGTTGGTATCCCGCTCGATTGCTGCTCTCGTCGTGGCGGATGCCGCTGATGATCAGGACTTTGTTTCCACCGACACGCTTTCGGGCGTCGAACTGTTTCAGCATCCTGCGAAATGGCCGCTCTTTCAGCCGCTGATACATTCGTGCGTGTTGAGGCTTCCCGCGGCCCGGAAATCCAAAGTTCAGGCAATACTCTTCATAGGCACTAGCTCCGTCATTCCAGACGCCAGTCGGGCAAACGAACTTGGCATCAAACGGGACCATTCTTCCACCTTGCCGCATCTTTTTGGGCGGCCCTTCGGCGTGGGCCTCGTTGATTTCGAGTTGCCACTTCAGCTTCTGGCACACGCTCCGCAGGTGGCATCGCGATGGCTCCAAGCCAGTGAGCGTGTCGGCGTTGAACACGAACGCATCGCCGTAGTTCGACATGGCAAAGTGTGTCGAGACGATCGAGTCATCGCCAGATGAGTACGCCGCGACGATCTGCACAGGCCTCACGGCGGCGATGACTTCCGCCATCACCCGCTTTCCGTCTGCGATCATCTCATCAACGATTTGCTCCGCGTCCTTCATCGCCTCCACCTCTCCCTAGAAACCAAACCCGTCCTCGGCTGTTGACCGCGGCGGGGGATTACTCTTCTGAGTCGAAAAAGAACCCTCGCACCCGCCATTCATTGCGGTGCACAACCGGTACGGCCAGTTCCGCCTCGATGATGCCCATCCACTTGTCTCGAATCTCACGCTGGAGTTCGTCGTCGAGCGTGTCGAGATGGAAGCCGCGACGATCATTGAGGTCAGCCGCAATCCGATCCGCGATACGCTCCGCCAAGCTCACCAATGGTTGTTCCGTGTTCGCCACCGCTCTCTCCTCTGCAAACGTGTTGGGGTCAGGGGGTCACGAGGTGGGTGTTTCGCTTCCTTCGAATGTCCGACTTGGCATCCCTAATCAGCCTCAGGATCGCCTCGATTGTTGATTCCGCGTTTGTACTAGCCTCGCAATGCCGGGCAATGTCCTCCAGCAGTTCTTCGCGGCGGCCCCATTCGTATTCCTTCAGATTTTGTCTCAGCACTCGGCATGTTCTTGCGACAGAAGTTTTCATTTGCGATCACTGACTTGGGTGGGCTTGGTGTTTACGGGGCCGTTTCAGCAGGCTCGACTCCGATCTCCATTAGTGCCGCTTTCGCGGTTTTGACGGCATGCTCGACGCAGTTCCCCGCGAAGATCAGTGGATCGCGATTGAACGGTCCGCCACCTTTCGCGATCTCCTCAAGTGCGTCGAGCAACACGGGAATCTTGGCAATCAAGCTGGCCACCAATGCCCGCTGCTCTTTGGGCAAGAGGTTTCCCCAAGGACTGCTGAACGAAGCGTCCGCAATCAGGAAGTTGCCTTGACCGAACTCGTCCCCGGCCACAACAAGGCCACTGTTGTGAGGACTGACCCGCCAGTTGTCGGGAAGCCTGTTCATCCTGCCACCGCCTTTCTTGCAGCCTCGTTCAAAATGCGACGAGCCGCTTCGTAGCTGCTCGCCTCGTACTCTTCCGCGTCGTACTTGCCGTTCCTCGCCAATTCGGCCACGACAATGCAGTGGAACTCAATCCCGTGGCCGTAAAGCTGATTGAGCCATTCACCACGCTTTCGCTCCGTGCGGTTCCACTCGTAGACATGCGTCTCTTGGAAGCGGCTGCCGCCATGCCCGGCGGCCGACGAACTCCGCTCGAAGGTGTAAACCTGAAACTCCAATTCGCCGTGGCGGACGTAGGTCTCCGCAATCTTCACGTCGGGTTGAAAGTCGTCGCTCATCTTCTGCTCGCATCTAGGGGGTCGGGGATGTCAGGGAGTGGGCGCGCAGCATCAGCCAGACGCGATGCACGCGAGGACGTTTCAGACGCTTCGCCGAACGATTCGGCTACTTCCGGGGAGCCCGCTTCTTCTGCTTCTGGAAGGCAGGATTACCGGGCTTCGCCAACTCTGAGAGATTCGCCCGCACCTTCACTGGAAGTGCCTCGGAGCACGCACTGCGTATCCATTCCGACAGGGTCACGTCCTGGGCATCCGCCGCAGCCTTCCACGCTGCGCGGTGATCTTCGGGGAGATTGACGAGTACGGTCACAGTCTTTGGCATCCTGAAAGAGTAACGCGGGAAGGGTCAACATCCAGCAGTCGCGGCTGCCGAGGGGCCTCGCGATGGTTCCCCCACTGGTCAGCCATCGCCTCTGCGATTCCGGGATATGTTCGTGCCCGGTCGGCAGGTCTGTTGTCACTCGGGGCCAACTTGTTCTGGCCGCTGTCCGTCTGATTGCCCCACCTCCGCTTCCCATCCACGATCCGCGGCGGGAACACGCCGGTATGTCGCAGGGCTGGCAACCCCTTCGTCCAAAGACACGTGGCCTTGCTGGCGTCGTCGCCAAACTGCCATGGCTGAACGATCTGGTCAGGCTTCCGCCACCGAGAACTGAGGCAGCCAATGGGATTCTCCAGTGCCCAGTCGGCCCCGGATTCGTCCAGCTTGTCGCGAACCTTGAAGACGAACTCCACCGCCTTCTCGGTCAAGATCGCACGCTCCGGCCGTCTGGCATTCCAGTGCAGTCCAGACGAACACAGGTAGGTGCAGTCCGGGTGAATGATGATGAGTTCGAAATTTCGCCAGTCCAGCAGCATGTAATTACAGATGATGTGCGGCCCCTCGACTTCAGTAGGCTTGAGGTCGCAGGAAATGGCGTCGTGACCTCTGCGCCGAAAGGCGTCGCGGACGACACCGCTGCACTCACCAGCAAGCAGCACGTTCATGGGCGACCCGCCTTGATCCATGAATCAATCTCCGTTTGAACTTGATTCCAGAAGGCAAAGTCGAAGGCGTGGTAGTCCTTGCATGCCCCGTAGTCATTGGCGTCCACGTAGTCATGAAGCTCCGAGAACGACGACACGCTTGCCGGGACGCGACCCGCTGCGATGTCTGCCGCGATCTCCTGCTTCATGACCGCCACCACCTCGTCAGGCGTCCTGCGGGCCTTGTCGCGGCAATCGCTGCACGTATCGCACGATTCGCCTTCCTGCTGGTTGATGTATCCAGCCGAGCCATCAGCACGCAGATACTCGCCCAGTCGCTCCATGCTGAACTTCCCGCACACATCGCACCGACGACCAGTCTTCTTGAATTCGCTCACCACTCTCTCCTGTTGGACGCCTCAATTCTATATATCGTCTCATTCGGCGTCAATACATTCATATATAGCTTTGCTGGCTCACGCTCCCACCGCCTTCCCAGCCGCGTTCACCTGGGCCTGAACAGCAGCAACCAGAGAGTCCCACGCATCTTCGTCGATGCAGTCGGGTGTGATCCCGCTCCACCGATTTACGACCGCGATGGCCGCCTCCTCAATCGTCAGCACAGGCGTCACGGGCGTCGGCGGCACGAAGGGGCCGGTGAGGTCTGCAAACGCAACAACGTCATCCACATTCACTTCCCCGTACCTGCATAGACCGTCAACACGCACACCGAACCCACGCCTGGTTCCTTCTGGAACATCGAGATGGATCGTCACAGGGTGTGTGGCAGACCATTGACCGACACAGGTGATCCGCCCCGTCCGTGAATCGCGGAGTCGCACGCGACGACCGATGTCCGACTGCGTGATCTTCAGCACCGCCCTCTCCGGCTCTACGGGAGCTGCTGGCTGGATGTCGCCGGTGGGGGCGGCGGGCGGAGTGGAATTGTCGTACTCCGCGAGAATCTTCATTTCGGAGATGGCAAGCTCACGAGCCTCTTCGATCAACTCGTCAAGAGCCTGATCCGGAGACTGCGGCTCCCTCAACGTCGGCATCGCCTCGCGAGCGGCCTCGCAGTAGCCGTTGTGTCGGCGGCGCAGTGCGGCCTCGAAGGGATTGACCTCCCCCGCGTCCCCGCTCTCCTCCGCTGCCTTCACCCTCTCCAACTCCGTCGCCAGACCCAGACACGCCCAACCGAGTTCGTCGATCGACGGGTCCTCTTTGTGGACCCAGTGATTCACGTCCTCGAATGAGTACGACTTCGGGCTGCTCACATCGCTGGGGCTTTCGCAGCCCTCCTCCGGGGGCGACGGGACGGGGGCGGGTGCCGGGCGATGAATCTCGATGCGAGTGCCGACCGGGTAGCGGTGCGGCTCGAGGTATCCAGCCGACCCATAAAGGACCGTCCAACCGTTGCTCGCCCGCTGTGACCAGTGAGGACAATCCTCCTCGTCGACACGAATCAGCACCTCCGCCGCCGGCTCCGTCTCCGGGACGGCCGGAGAGTCGCCCGCGGCAGGTGCCGGGACGGGCGAGATCACGACGCCGGCACGCTCGATACGGATGATGTCCTCTGGCCACTGGGGGGAACGGCAGATCATTCCGTTGCGGTAGTGCCACCAGCCGCGAGAGCATTGCCATCTCGGCGACCCATAGTCGGGGTCCGCAATTTCCACGATCACGCCTGATTCGCCGTCGCGATACTCAACCATGTCACCAACCTCAGCCAGACTCATGTCAACGCTCATCGCAGTTCTCCGTTTCGGGGGATTGGGGGACGGGGGCGTTCAGACGGATGCGGTCACATCGACGCGATTGAATGCCGCGGGGAACTCGTTCCACTCACGGCCGTCGAGCGTGCGGCCGGCGGCGGCTTTTCCGACCTTTTCCATGCCGACGAAGTCGATCAGCGTTCCGTCCGGCGCGCGGTTCCCGACAGGGCGATGCTCCCCCCACTGCTTGAACAGGAACGGCACGCCCGCCGCCTGGCACTGATCGCGAAGGCCGCGAACCCAATCCTGGTGCATCGGTCGGGCCTTGGGGCCGGACTCGCCACCGGCGATGACCCAGTCGATGCGATCGTCGGTCATCCAAGAGTACGACCCCATCGACCCCTCGGAGGGATTTCGAGCCTTGTAGCGATACGACATTTCCCAGCCGCACATCACATCGTGGTCGTTACCCCGAAGCGTCTTCCCGACACGCCGAAGATCAATCCCGCCCAGTAACGGCTCGCACGACAGAAACGTTCCGCCGCACAGGTCACGGACCTTCAGCAGTTCCGGGATCGACCTGTCCGCCGTCTCCTGATTGCAGGGGGAGGTGCCGAGCCAGACGTTCTTCCGTTCGCTGTTGCCGCGAATCAATCGCCCCTTGTGCGGCCCGGCGTGAGTGAGTCCCCGAGCCTTTTGGTCCTCTTCGTTGAAGAACCAAAGCTCAGACTCTTCGTCGATGTCCGGCCACATCCGCCGCACGTTCTCCGGCCGCTTCGTCAGCACGAGCCAGATCAGATGAGGCGTGGCATCGATGCACTCGAACGCTTCGCGGCGCAGCACATCCAGGCTGTCGCCGATGACCTCGTTCGACTTGTTGACGACCTCCCCACGGAAGTCCTCGAACATGTCCGACATCGACTCCGAGAAAACGAGGAACCGCCGACCCTCCTTGGCCGCCTTGCGGTTCAGCTTGTGGGCGGTGTCGATGGCGCCGTCCATCTTCAGGCGGACGGAGCCGGGCCCCCAGAGCCTGCGCCCCCACCGCTTCGACCATGCCTCCGCATAGCAGTGGGCGCAGCCGGGGTGGACCTTTTCGCAGCCCCACCAGAAATTTACGGTGTGATCCGTCCACTCGATCTTCGAGTTCTCAGCCATCTCGCTCTCTCCCTGTTTGAATCCCCACTCCACCACTGACCCTGACCCGACTGCGGGCGGCGGGCGGCGGGACCACTTGAGGTTGTTAATTAAGGCGAAATAAGAAGCGTGGGCTATCTAATTCACTGTGTCCTAGGAGTGTCCTAGGAGACTTTTCCGTGTAACCCACTGCCTCATAATGCCTTAGTGTCGATTTTGGCCCACTCGTGTCCTAGCAGACCGACGAAAACTAGCCGCTCGTATCCAGGCCTTGCGCGCGTGTCCTACGTACCCTTTCCTTCCTATTATTCATTTCATTCTCTTTTTCTTTAGTAAGTAAGGATTACCTAGGACACCTAGGACACGTTTCCATAAGTCATTGCTATGACTGCCATAAAGTGTGTCCTAGGAAGGCGATTCTCCTAGGACATTCCTAGGACATTTAGGTGTCTCCTAGGACACTTCGCCGCTTCCGGTCAAAAACTCGTCTTGTCGAACAAGGAAGTCTCCTCATTCTTTTGGAGCTTCCCATACGCCCAGAACCTCTCAGCGTGTGATCCGCGACGCACTTTCAACGACATAGGAAACACCCGCGAAAACTCTTTCCCGAATGACGCCTGGCCGAGCCGGCGGTATCCGTGGGACTCGCAGAACTTTGAATAGGACTCATAGACGTCCATGCAGGAGACAAATTGGTCCTCGGTGTCTGCCGGCTTATAGGCTTCCAAGAGGAAGGCCCGGGCCGGATTTACCTCGAGGCGGTACTCCTCCAGGGCGGCGCGACAGATTGCCGGGACGATGAACCGCCGCTCTGCCCGGAGGAGTTGGAGTCCGGCCAGTGCCCAATTAAAGATCCCAGAGAGCTCACCTTGCTCCGCCCAGAACTCAGGTTTGTCCATGCCGGCAACGCGATCCTCGACAGGGATTTCGTAGGTGAACGGGATGAGGAGCATGCGGCGCCAGATCCCTGATGACTTATCCGAAAAGCGTGGGCGGTTGTTGGTGGCAATCATGAGGCGGGCGGTCGGCGTGACATCGATCGCGGACAGCCCCTTCCGATCGAACTGCATCCGATCGCCCGACGTGAACGACTTCAGGTAGCCTTCTGCGACCGCGTCGATTTCCCCACAGTCCGCACAGACGTTGGCGAGCTTTCCGAGGGTAGAGGTCAACTGGAATCGCTGGCCGAAGATTTCGAGGGCGACGTGCGAGACGTTGTCCTTCCCCAAGAGAGCTTCCATGGCGGCCAGATAGACGGATTTGCCATTGGCGCCTTCACCTTCCAGGATGAGAAACTTCTGTTGATTCGTGTCAGGAGTCAGGAGGTAGCCGGCCCATTGCTGCAGGAGCGTGATTCGTTCTTGGTCCGCTTCGAGGGAGCTCCGCAAGTAAGCATCGAACTTTGGGCAAGCTGCATCCCAGTCGAACGCAAACGGCAGCGTCGTCGTCGAGAACCACCGGTGATCATGCTCCAACAGAAACTCTTCGACGGGCCGGCCCTCGATCGCGACGTCAACCTTGAATATCCCGTTCGTGAGTGAGACCCACGGTCGCTTCACTGCTGGTCCGGTATCGGACAGCCAGGACCCGAGCTCCACTTCGCCGCTCATCGCCGTCAGAGATTGAATCGCGCAGATGACGTTCGAAACGAGCTGTGTCGTCACCTTCTCGCAGTAATGGATCTTTCCAGGGTTCGCCCGCGTGTCCTCAGTGTTCAGCCGGTCGAACTCCCGCTTGATGATTTGATTGACGTTCGACCGCCATTTCGACTTCTCCATTCGGACGTAGCATCGATCTGCTGGCCGACGAGGCGATTCAAATCGCATGACGTAGAACTCTTCCCGCCAGAAGATCACGCGGCGGTATTCGGCGATGACAATCCTCGCCAGGCGGTGCGGGTCGTCACGTTTCTCAACAGGCTTGACCGGTGCCGGATCCCAAAGAGGAGCCTCAGCGACAATCACCTCGAGCTGCGATGACGTGCCGCCAGCCGTCAGGAAGTCGCTGACGTCGCCCTTGTTCGGAAGACCAGGCAAGGCGACAACCTTGACTGAGGCCGCGATCGGCAGGAGCTTCGACGCGACGTCGTGGGCGTGCTGCCGGCCGACGTCGTCGTTATCGGGAAGAATGACGACGTGGCGACCACGAAAAGAGTCTGTGAACGCTGGCGTGGTGAGCCATTTTCCGCCGACTTCGCTTTTGTCTTTCTTGGTTCCGCCCGCTCCGCCGGGACTTGTGGTTGCAATCAACCCCAACGCCACCAAACGATCGGCGTCCTTTTCGCCCTCGACGATATGAATCGTCGAGCCTGGCGGGGCGTTGACGATCGACGGGAGACGGTACGGAACCTTCTGCTCGTCTTTGACGGACCACGACCAGCCGGCCGAATCGTCGGCGGCGGGTGTTGTGCCGGCGACACGGGGGCGACGCTGACGGAAGTCCTTCGGATCGTATCTGACGACTTGAAACAGCAGCGTGCCGGCCGCATCCGTGTAGTCGTAGGTCGCGACGATTTTGCCGAGACCCTTTTGCTTTTTTCCCCTCGCCGTCGCGGGCTTCGATTTGTCTCGCCCATCGCCTCCGGCAAAAAGCGTCGAGATCGGGAGGTTGATCGCACACATGACCGCCGCGGCCGAACAGCCTGCGTGGCATGAAATGAGAAGCCGCTCATCGTCGCCAACGCCGATCGACAGCGATCGACGAGTGTCGTCGTGCGCGGGACAGAGTGCACCCCATTCAACACCCTCCTTCTCGACGTTTACATCGCCGAGTCGGGAAAGGATGTCTTGGATTCGTTCGTGAATCGGGGTCGCCATGCTCGATTAGGCCTTCTTCTTTCCGTGCTTCCGCCAGAACCTTGCCATCCACTGAAAGCATTCCACTTCCGCCATCCGCCGGCAGTCGCAGAACATCCAGGGGACTCGGTAGTCCTGCATGAACGAGATGAACGATCGATTGAGAGACTTCCGGTTTTCCTCGATCGACTTTTTTCCGTGCTCCTGAACTGCGTCGAGCACCATGCCGATCGATCCCTCGACGATCACGACGGCTGAGCCGCCGGTGTCAATGATGCTTGCCAAGCTAGCGAGTTCACGTTCAAAGCGGGGCCGGCGATCGGCGAAGCCGAGGATCGTCCCAATGCAGTCATCGATCGATTTCCGTTCGATTGAGATCCGCGGGGCGTGGAAGTTGGCGTTCTTGTCTGGGTTCGGGTGGTGGCCAGCGATCGAGTAGTCGCCGTTTGAGACGCCGAGCGACTGCCAGGCGTGCTTCACAACGATCGGGCGGTAGTCGTCGTCTGAGTCGGAGAGCATCCCGGAGAAGGAAAAGGGGTGCTTCTCCATGGAATCGATAAGGACAATGAACGGGCAGGCGATCGGAATGTTTGAGGTAGTGGTGGAGTTCGTCACGGGGTGGTCACCTCCGTTGAAGTCACCGCTGACGTCATCGCACCCCGGATCTCCTCGACCAAAAACGTCTTCCTCAAACCCAAGGCCTGGCGCCGGCACATCCCAGTCGCCGTCCCCATCTTCCCGACGAGAAGGCACAGCCGTTTCGCCCGGCTGATTGCCGTGTACAGCCACTCTCGCGAACACACCATCCGGGCGCCCGGGTATTCGTCGAGCATCACCAGGACAAGCGGCCATTCGCTTCCCTGCGACTTGTGACAGGAGAGGGCGTAGCCGAGGTCCCAGGAACAGCCGGTGTCACTGGCGGCCCCATCACCTGACCCACCTGCACCGTCCGCTCCTACTTTCCCACCGTCGTCCCCTTCGCCACCCTTAGCGACGCCACGAGGGATCTTCACGATCCGCAGTGGATTCGAGAGCTTCGCGATCGTCAGTTTCTCTTCGACGCGGAGGACCTCGGCGAGCTCCCCGTTCGCAACGTAGACCTTGCCGTCGTCGTCGGTTTCGGGTTCTTCTGTTTCGACTGGATCTGGAGGGAACGACTGCGGCTGCGGACCACCCTCGCCATCCACTTCGACGAACCCATTCTTCAGGCAGACGATCTTGTCGCCGGCCCGGAACGGATTCCCCTGGGCCTGTTCGCCGTGGGGATTCAGCCGCTCTTGGAGAACTCGATTGAGGTCCTTCCGGCTCAACTTGCTCTTCGCGTTGACGCCGACGAGGACCTGGCAGTCCCAGATTGGATTCAATCCATCCGCCCGGCCGGCTTCGATGCCCGCGAACATTCGCTCGATCTGATGTTCCGGGGCGCCGGCCTGGACGAGGTACAGGTTCGCCGGATCATCCCCATTGACGTCGATTCTGGTTGAGGTCTCGAATGGCTTCCCGTCCTTGATCGCGTGACACGCACGAACGATCGCACCGGAGTTCCGACGTATCTCCGTCAGAACTCCCGTAGGGACGCCGGCGGTGGTCATGTCGCGGAGGGGGGCCCCGCGGCCGACTGGTGGGAGTTGGTTCGTGTCGCCGACGAAAAGGACCAAGGTTCCGGGAGCAACTGCCGCCAGGAATGAGCACATCAATCCGTTATCGATCATCGATGACTCGTCGATGATGATCACGCGGTACGGGAGAACGTTGCCCTCGTTGTGTTCGAACGACCAACCGTCAGTGGAATCGTTCTTCTTCACGCCGAGCATTGAGTGGATCGTGCGGGCGCGGACCGGCAGGTTGTATTTCTGGAGGTTCTCCGTGACGCGAACCGCAGCCTTCCCGGTCGGGGCGGCGACGCCGATCCACTCTTCGCCGATCAATTCCACCAAAGTCTTGATGAGGGCGGCCGCGGTAAAGGTCTTTCCGGTCCCCGGTGCTCCACCGAGGATTGCGATCGACCCCCGCAAGGCTGCAGCCAGTTCGGCGCGCTGGTGATCGGAGATTCCGTCGAGGCTGGCCAGGTCCGGCCATTGGCACGTCCAATCGCGTGCGGCTGCCAGGTATCCCGCAATTCGCCCCTCGTGGTCCGCGTCCTTCTTTTCTGCGATCCACAACCGGCCATGCTCATCCCGACGGGTCGCGATCATCCGGGCCCGCTTCGCGAACCGGAGGGCGCTGACAGGATCGACGCGAGTTCCGCCGATCTTCTGCCGCAACGCTTCCTCAACCTTCGCGACCGGCTGCCACGTATTCCCAGACGACTCGGTCGCGAGAAAGTGCCAGGCACACAACCCCTGCCGACGAAGAGCGGCCGGGTTCTTGCCGAGGTCGCAATACATCGCGTCCGTCTTCAGGAATCCACAGCCACGAAACGCCATCAGGTAGTACGGGCACCGCTTAATGACGTCGGCTGCTCGGTTGCCCCATTTCGCGACAGCGGCGCGGGCGGTGACTTTCGGGAACCCGCGTCCGGCAAGGGCGTCGATCAGGTCGATCGTGCATCCTTCCATCGCCTTCTGCTCGACCAGGTACTCCGCCGCTCGGCGGGCCTTCTCATGAGTGAAGTGCGGCATGCAAATCGTGTCGCAGACGACGTCCGGTATCTCCCGAAGAGTCTGGACGGCATTTCCGCCGTATGTGTCGTAGAGCTTTTCCGCAGTCTTCTGGCCAATGCCTTCGACCTCGCGGAGGTAGCTGATCGTGCCAGCCCGGCCATGCGGGGCAGTCTTCACGAACGTTGTGAAGTGGAACTGCTGTTCGGTGACTTTTGTGCGGGGGTTCGTATAGGGCTTGAATGAGCCGTAGAACCGATAGGTTGTTGAGGGGGTCAGATCTTCCGGTTCACATGGGCCTTTGATCGTGACGACCTTGTTGTTCGTGTCGCGGATCGTCGCGATCGCAGTGTTGTCCCACCGCATCTTCTCGATGACGTAGGTGCCGGTGATCTCTTCCTTCTCGCGACTCATGTCAGTTGCAGTTCAGGTAAAGAGGGGGCGGACCGTCGGCGTGAAGACCGAAGCGTCCGCCCGCAGCAGGCAAGAGGACAGGAGAAAGTGAACCGACGACGAGAACGTCGTCGGTTAGAGGCCGGCGTACTTGTCGGCTCCGGCAACCGGAGCGGCCGTGGTGGTGGCAGGTTTCGTTGTCGTCGCGGGTGCGTTCGACACCGCTGCACCCTTGTACTTCGACACGACGTTCGCCTGACCGGCGCGAACGGCCGCCTCGATACAGGCATCGTCATGAGGAATGTGCTGGGCAGCATCGTCCAGCGGGCCCCACATGTCAGTACCTTTGATTCCGGCGTTGAGGTACGTCTTCGTGGAATCGGTCGTCGATGCCGACTCCTTCACGTCGACGGCCGCTTTCAGTTGCCGTTCAAGAATGGCTTGCCAGTCGACCGTGAACGACTTCCCGATCTGGTCTTCGGTGATGTAGCCCGTTGCCAACAGCAGAGACAGGCGGCGAGCCTTTGCGAATTTGCCACCGTCTTTGCTGTCTGCCCTGGGATCCCAGAACATGTCGCGGAAGGACTTGTTCTGTTGTCCAGGAGCAGTGCCAGCGAGAACGCCGAATTTGATCTTGATGCCGTTGCCTGTGGATCGGCTCTCGTCAACCTCGACAATGACGAGATGGTATTGCCCCTTGACTTCAAGGAACTGTGAACCCTTCAAGTCCTCAACGGACCCGAAGTCGGACGCATCGAAACTTTCAACAGCCATGGAAACACCCTTCTCAAACAAACGACCTCGGGACTTTTCACGCGCAACGAGCGACGTGATTTCTTCAGAGTCAGCACTCAACAATCAGTGATCACCAGGGAACGCCAGCGGCTTCTTTCGCAGCCAGATCCGCCGCGTCCTGCGCCGCCCGCTTCTCCGCGACAACCTTCTTGTGCATTGCCAACAGCCCGTCGATCAGTTCCTTCGCTTGGGCCTGAGTCAGGTCCTTGATCGCCGTGACGCCGCGCTTCGCGATGATGCCTTTTGCGGCTTCCGGGGGAATCTCGCACTGTTCGAACAGACTGCGGATGTGGAGGATCTGACCTTCCTCGGCGAGAGGTTCATTGCTATCCGCAGCGGACGGGGGAGACGCCACCTGTGTGGAGGCAGATGACGTTCCACCGCCGGTCAGTTGGTCGCGGAAGTTGACGGGCTTCTGGGGTTGCTGGGCGGCTTCGCGACGGTCGCGATCCTGGAGGGCCTTTAGGTCCGACTCTTTCGTCGCGAAGTGTCCGGCGTCGACTTCTGAGCCTTCGTTCAGCCATCGGATGACGGGCGATAGGAACGTCGCGTCAGGCTTCATCACCCGCAGGCCATCGACGTCGGGGCAGCGGCTTTTTGAGACTCGGCCCAGATGCAATTCGTCGAGATCCATGATGATGTCGAATTCGTACTCCATGCCCTCTCGCTGGACGGGCTTCAAGCCGACTTTGCGGGGGACCTTCTTTCCCCGTTCGTCTTCTTCCAGCACGTAATCCATCTTGGTCCGCATCGTCACAATGACGTGACAGGGAGACCGCAGCAGCGACTCAATCATCCCGCGATGCTGAGGTGTGACGTCCTTCCATGCCGTGAACTTGTTCTTCTCGGACTTGCGATCGACCTGATCGAGCGCGCCGCCCTCGCCCTCCCAGGCATGGGACAGTGAATCGACGATGCAGACTGTGTAGCCCTCGCGGCCGGCGGCCTGGATCGCCGACGTGTAGGACGTCGGTGCGAAATCCGTCAGCGTGAGGATGTCGAAGTCGAACGGGATGCCATCAGGGTTGAGGCCGAGGTACTTCTCGACGGCTCCGGACTCTGTGTTGATGACAGCGATCCGGCCGCCAAAGTGCTGGGTAAGAGCGGTTGCGAATCGCAGGGCCGTGAACGTTTTTCCCGCGCCGGGCAGTCCGTCGAGAGCCATCCGCAACCGAACTTGCTTGCGCGTAGCCTTCTGGAAAACAGCCATCTGAAGTGCCTCAACTCAAGAGTTGTGAGAGAAAAGAAAAAGGTGGCCCTCCATGGCCAAGGCAACGACAACTAGCGGATCACTCCTCGCCGTCGTCGCCCTCCCCTTCGTCGTCGTCCGCCGCATCCTCGGCCGGGTCGGGATTGCTCTTGGCCGTGGCGGTCTCTGACGTCGACGTCCCGTTGTTCGTTGAAGGCGACTCGTCCGCTGCCGGTTCGACGTCACTAGCAGACGGAACCGGATATTTTCGGCGAAAGTCCACGAGGGCGTCGCTCGTTTTGTCGACCCGTTCGCCGCCGAAACCCTTGATCTTCTTGTGCCACCAGGGATCGACTCGCATCAGTGTTTCGAGATCGCTGATCGTCTTAATGTCGTGCGATTCCAGCGTTTCGCACATCTTCTCCGTCAGGCCGAATTCCATCAGGGCGTCGATCGGGAGCGTGGCACCGTGATCAGGCCTGGACAGCCGCGGCTTGCCCCTGGCGTCTTCCTTGTTCTCCGGGAACGGCAGCGTCGGGGCCGGCGGCGGCGGGAACTGATACGTTCCGTCCATCGCGTCCGTCATGCGGTCGCAGAGCATGCCGAGTTGCTTCTGATTGCCCTCCATGATTTTCTTCAAGGAGGCCGCGTGTTCCTTTGCCGCGAGGTAGTCTTCAACCGACTGACGAACCGTTGGCGTGAATTGACGAATCTCCTCCTGTGCCTCATCACGAACAGCGTCGAGCATCCGCTGGCGGATGACGGCGGGGTCTTCCTTTGGGGGAGTGGCCTGCGAAGGTTCTGCGACGGCAACTTCAGATTCAGCGGTCTTCTTAGCCATGGGGTGACTCATGTCGGGGAGTTGAGGTGGAAAGGTGACGGTTCGCATCTAAGGATTTCCGTAGTCACAAGAACTCAGGCGATCGCGGCCGGCACCCGACCGGCCAGCTCCGCGAACCGTTCCAAGAACTTCCGTTCGGCAATTTCCGGAGACCAACACAGCGGCACGACGTCGGCGGCTGGCCAGCCGTTTTTCGGCTGCATGGCGAAGTCGCGATGTGGGCCGCCCTTCAGTAACTCCAGGGCCTCGCGGACCATCAATTGGTCATCGACGTCCTTGATGAATGCTTCGATCGATCCGTCGATTGGGCCAATGCCGAGCTGGCGAAGAATTGCTGCACGAAGCAGGTCTCCGGCTTCCTTCAGCTGAATCAGCGGCTCGCAGAGCGGCGCACCAACCCACAACTGCAACTTCACGGGCCGGCAGATATCACCGATATAAGCCTCTTCCGCGTCGTGCATCAGGAATCGGAGGGCTAGCGGCTGCATGACGATCTTGGACCCAAGCACGCAATGCTCGGCGACGCTGTAGAACCGACGGACGGCGCCCGACCACCGAACCTGCATCGCCAGGTGATGGGCGATGTCCTCGATGTCGAAGTGGTTCTCTGCGTGCTCTGGGGCAAACGGCCAGATCCGATGACCGCTGAAGGTCTGAATCCAACCGCTGTTCAGGTAGCTCGCGAAGTCGAGGTTGGTCATTGGTCGTCACCTGGTTTCGTTGACAGCTCTTCCTGCAACTCCAGCCACACTTCCTGTCGGTAAATGCTCTTGTGGCCTGGTGCGTCGATCGCGAGCTTCACACGACCGCCGTTGACGCTTGAGACTGTGATCACGACGTTGTTGTCGATGACGATCCCTTCGCCTTGCTTCCTGCTCAGAACCAACATTCGCCTCTCCTCCTGAAAGGTGTTTCGTCCCCGCCGCGGCCGCTGGGGTTATTCCTGGACGAGGACGCCGCAGGGGGCGCCGTTCTTCAGGAACGATGACGCGAGTTCCTGGTAAGAAATGTCGCCGTGAAGGTTGGTCAAGACGCCTCCCTCATTGATGGCTGTGACGAATGAGTGGCCGCACTCACCTGCCCGGGCGATGAGGTGTCCCAGCAGTTCACGAGCGGCCTCCACTGGCGTGAACGGCCGGTACTTCGACTCCGGCTTGATGCGGTATTTGGAGCACTCGACGAAGTTCGCGTCGCACGGTTCGTTGTCATTCCACTCATCGCCGGAAATCTTCCACTGAATCGCCTTCCCCTCCGCCCCGGCCTGAATCACCGGCAGCAACTCCTGGCATCGCTTCTGAAGCGGCGTCATCTCAGCCATCGCTCGTCTCCTGTTGGTTGGTGAAAGTTCCGGGGGGCCGAGTCGAACGGCCGTATCGCCCCTGATGAGAGGGCGGTCACGGGACTCCCGACCGGTGTCATCAACACACGGCGTCCCGCCCCGGGTCAAAGTGCCGGTCTTTCCCGGCTGTCAGGTTCTCCATCACGTTTCCTGTGTCGGGGTGTCATGGTTTTTGAGGGGTCATTGCATCGCGCCGTCGGACCATCGGAATCCACCGACTTACACGGCCGCAGCGTCGATTCCCCACGAGTCTCTATCCCCGCGTTCGGGCTGGGTCACTCAGTCCCAGCCGCCACATACGCCTTCAATTTCAGAAACCCCGCCGCCCCCGTTGCTGACACCCAAGACTTGGGTAGGAATTCACAGCAGCTACGCGCCCGAGGGCGGCGGGTCAGTAAGTGCGTCCGTGCACGCTTCAAACTCGCCTCTTGGTATCCACCGCCGTAATCCAGCGAATTACTGCGGAACCCGACTAACTGCTCAGCGCTATGGCGAGACTTCAGCCGCGAGCGGCATATAGCCTCATTTCATTGGCAGCGACTTATGAGGCTGACTGCGGGGCGTTACCCGGCTGACGACGCACGTTCGTGCAGCGGATACCAAGGCTCGAAAAACGCTCGTGACATTCAGCATTGAGATGCTTCACGATTTCGCTCTCCTCCTCTTTGGTGAGAAGCCTTGACGATTCCAGCGTCATGCAACCGACGCGGGCGGAAATGGAAAGCTGCTCGTCGAAACCCACACTGGACATGTGGCTATTCAGTTCGCTGCACAACGAACCGACCTCTGGAATCGCCTTGCCGAGGTCAACGGACAGTTCAAACTCGTAGCGGTGCATCGCATTGGTCCTGTGAGAAAAAGTGCATCCGTGCGCAGCGGCCGTCCGTGGGTCCGGTTACTTCTGTTCAGGCTGATAGCTGGCGAAAGAGGATCGCCCAATCCGGTACGGGCAATGCAGACCGCAGTTCTTCTGCATGCGACCGCAGCCGCATTGAGTGCCGCGGACCGCATGTCGCCGACGCTTCGCCTCATTGCTGCCGACGTTGAACGGGATGCCGACGCCAAACTTCAGTTGCGCCTCATTGAACGCCTTCGGCTTGTGCCACGATCCGAACGGCTTCCCCAGCACTCGCAGGTGGAACGCAGCCGCTTCGCCTGGCTTCATTGGTTCCGCCACGGCGACGGCACTCACGGGCTTCGACATCGCTCACTCCTCGAAAAAAAGGTGTCTCAAATCCCCACCAGGGCAGGAGCAGCAGTAGGCGGGCTAAACCCAAGAGGCTCGACTGCCCTGATGGGAATGCGGCTAAACGTCGGTGACGGTCAGCGTCTTGACAGCCGGTTCTTCCGGCGTCGGAATGGGCAATTCGACCTCGATGAACCGGAGGGTGAGTTGCGATGCGTGGGAGGCGTCGGCGTTGAAGACTGCGTTCTCGACCACCTCCTCGTCCGACATTTCTCCGGGTCGCCGATAGCAGCATGCGTCGTCGCCATTGCAGGCAAGGACCCCGCCTTCCTTGTCCACCGCCACCAGAATCCGACACTTCACGGTCTTCGGCTTCGCAACCGCCGCCTTACGTTTCGTCGCCATCTCTGCATCTCCATGGAACGTGAAAAGGTGTGTCATCAATCCCCAGCCAGCCGCCCGGAGCAGCAAGTGCGGGCCAACGCTCGCCGCTCAACGGGGCGGCCGGTGGGGGTCAGCGGGGTTCGGTGAAGACGGCTTCGGGATTGGCCCGGCAGAAGGCGGCGATGTTGGCGAAGGTCACGCCCTTGTCGTTCATGCCGACCAGTGAGTTGCAGCCCCCATCGAAGTCGCCACAAGGCCCACGAAGGGCAAGTGCCCTAATTACCGCCGGAGGCGCAGTCCCGGTGCTAAACTCGCCCTCGTCTTCTCCGAAGATCAGGCGGTCGCAATCGCGACGGTGGCTCTCGCAAAACTGCAATGCACCAACGCCGAGGCAGCAGCACTTCATTCCCGACTCGTCGAACTCCACCAGCCGGTTTTGTCCCTGCCGATACTCCCCGCTCTCCAGCGCCTGCAGCCACTTCTCCTGATTCGGTCCAATCGCCTGCTTGCCCATCGCATCCCCCTTCGGTTGGTTAGTCACGGATTCGTCACACGACAGCAGCCCCGCTGCGTCGCCGCAGAACTTGATCAGCACGTCAATCGTCCAGACCAATCCGACGATCAGGACGGGCACGGCGAACAAGAGTTCGATCGTCTTGCTCACTGCACAGCCCTCCCCTCAGCCGCCGGCTCCGCCGCCACCTCATCCGACAGCAGGAACCGAAACAGGTAGGCGTCCTCGTTCGTGTCGTCGTAGCAGCCGCGATCCACGGCCACGGCCTTGAAGCCGACAGCCCGGAAGAACAACTGCCCAGGCAGATTGCTCTCACGCAGCGAGACGCGAATCTCCCGCCGCCGCTGCTGAGACAGATTGTCCACGAGCCGCTGAACCATCTGCCGTCCGACGCCCATGCGGCGGAACTCAGGAGCAACCGCGAAGTTCAGGATGTGCAGCTTGGCCTTGTGCAGCTCATAGATCATGAAACCCACGATCTGATGATTCGCTTCGGCCACCATTCCGATGCAGTTGCGCTGACGCAAGCAGCAGAGGAAATCTTCGTCAGACCAGGCCGTGGCGAAGCTCGTCCGCTCGATCTGGAGGACCTCGGGCATATCGCGGCGGATGAGCCAGCGGATTTGAAGGGAGATGGTTGGGGTGGTCATTCCGGGTCCTCGTCCGGCAGGTCGCCGACAATGCCGTCCAGTTCGATTCCGTCGATCTCCTCATGGGTCGTCACGTCCTTTCGCATGACGCACCACTGATGGACGATCGCGTCGTCAGTGAACGGGCACTGGTAGGAATCAAGCCCCGAAAGCTGTGCCCAGTTGACGCGGACCTGAGACGTCAGAAGCGAGCGGAAGTGGCTGTGATAGAGCCATGCGTCGCTGCCCGCCTTGAGCCCCAGCGGCTTCGACTGGCGGAACTGATCCTGGGTGTTCAGGATCGCGTGACAGAGCACTGCGGGCTTTGCGACCGCCATGAACTTCCGAAGACCTGACAACGCGCTCATGCTGCCTCCGCTTGTTTAAGGAACTCAGCCAACAGCAAAGACAGCTGTTCGGCGGACAACTTCAGAAGAGCCTTCCGGGCAACCTCGACCTTGTCGGCCGGTGCCGGTGGCTCGTAGCCAATTGCTTCGTTGACGTGCTTGCGGATGACCGCAGCCGTGATCGCCTTTGGGCCGCTGACTGAGTCGACAACCTTCTGCCAGACTTCAGCGGCCTGTTCGTCTGATTCGAGGCGAGCGAGTTCGCGGACTTGCCGCTCGTTGTTTGGGAGAACACTTACCGTGGTAAGCGTTTTGACTGCTTCGTGGCGAGACGCTCCCGTGATGTACTGAGACGCCCGGCTTGCGTTGATGTTCCACCGGTCGCGGCAGTAGTCCTCAAACTTTGCGTGCGTGGCCCGGTACAGACGCCTCGATGGCTGACCACTATCGCGGATTGCAGCCAGGGCTTTGCCGATGTCGACGAAAGACTTCGCCTGCCGCTTGATGCCGGTCGCAATAACCTGCTCAAGCTGGCGAAGCTGCTCCCGTTCGCCTGCCACAAAGCCATCGATGACTTCAGTGTTCCCGATGACGATCCGGCCTTCCGGCGGGTCGTAGTTCAGGATCAGCAGTTCCTTCCCCTCGCGTTTCACTTCCTCACTCGTGCCGGAGTATTTCCACGAGCACTCCACGAAGCGGAACTGGGGTTCAGGAAAGAGGGAGCGGACGAAGCCGTCGTCGTCGGCGTCGTAGCTGACGCAGACGTTGTGCTTGCAGCGGCGAACGACTTCGGCGAAACGGCGATGATCGGCCGCGTCGAAACTGTGTTGATACAGCTGCGACGTGCGGGTCAGGTTCCCGTTCACGACGTACGGCGGGTCTGCGTAGATCCACACGTCCTCGCCAGGGGCGTCCATCACTGCCGCATAGTCGCCCTTCGTCAGCTTGGCGTTCTTCAGCAGTTCGGCCGCACACTCCAGCAGGTCAGTCGTCGTGATGTTCCAGCCGTCGGGATTGCTGAAATACAGCCGCGACGGAATGTCGTAGTTCACCCGCCCGCTGCCGTGGACGGTCCGGTTCACGAAGAAGTAGCGAAGGGCCTGGTCGCAATCCTCGTTCAGTTTCAGTTCGTCGAACTTCGCCGATAGCCGTTTGTTCTTTGGCTGACCGCCCCGCTTGCCGATCTCCGTCATCCCGTCCGTTTCACAGGCGGGGGCGATCTCGCGGCACGCCTTGATGAACTGGTCGGGGCGATGCTTGAGTGCGAAGTAGACCGCCATCAACCCTTCGTGCTTGTCGTTCAGCCAGACGTTCTCGATCTGGCTTTCCAGGCCGAAGAAGATCCCGCCGCCGCCGACAAAGCACTCTCGGTACTCGCGAACAACCGGCGGCTTGTGACTGATGATGCAGTCCTGAATCTGCCGCTTCGTCTTTCCACCCGGATAGCGGAAGATGCTTCGCATTGTCGTTCTCCCGCTAGAGGTGAGGTGATTCCGCGCGTACCGCGATCCCTGCCCGTGAGGGTTGTTTCGTTGGAAGCCCGTGAAGAGGTCAGATGGTTAGAGGAAAGGAGCAAGCAGGGCTTTCATGCTCGCCCGTGCAATCAGGACGCGGTTGCCGTAGTAGTAGCGCCACGCCAGCTTCTTCTCCTTCCGCCACCGGTCGATTGTGTCGCGAGACACTTTCAGCTCCGACATCGCGTCCGCGATTGAGGCCCACTTCTCCCGCAGCTTGTCGGGAACTTCGAACGTGCTGTCAGTCGCCTCATCCGCAGCGATCTCGTCTTCCAGCGGCTCAGTGATTGCTTTCGTCTTCGTCATGTCTTTCCCTCACTCGTGTGAGGAGGGTTGTAAGCACGGTTTCCGGGAGTCGGCGCAATCGCGTTCTGCCAGCGCTTAAAAGAGTGCTGGGAGCGTCTGCATGCGTACTCGCGAGGTCGAAAGCGGTGTTGACAGCGTTTCGCCGCAATGGCGAGCGGCCCTCAAGAATCGGTCCGCACCGCGCTGCAACTCGATGTTGCAACGAATCGTGAATGATGCGGAAACGTGCGGAACTATGCGGTGTTGGCGGCTGACGAATCCCGGAAGAAAGGGGCGTGTTGCGCTAGCAATTCGCCTAGCCAAAACGCAACTGACCTCCTGCTTGGGGTGCAAGAGGTCGTGGGTTCAAATCCCGCCAGCCCGACTACTTACGGCGACTCGGTTGTAACACTGTTGCAACCGGGTCGTTTCTTTCCAGCGAAAGCAATGGGCGGTTCACGCGATCCCCTCGATTGCCTTGGCGGCGGCCTGCCCCATCAGGTCTTGCCGCTTGCGGACCTTCGCATAGACGGTTTCGAGCATTTTCACGCTCGTTCCCATCAGGTCGGCCAGAATCATCGGATTCTCGATCCGGAAGGCCATGTCCGTCGCGTAAGTGTGTCGAAGGCTGTACGGCACCAGGTGCGGAATATTGAGCTTGTCAGGAGCCGAGAGCCTCTTGAATCGCCGGGCAAGCATGTCCTTGGTCCATCGCTTGTCGCTCTTCCCGCGGAACAACTTCCCGGTCGGGTACTTCAAGCAACGCTTCTGGATGATCACCAGGGCCTCGCCCGGAAGTCGAATCACCCGATCCTTCGGCGACTTGGATTTCTTTCCACACTTCCACTCCGACGCCGGATAAACGATCGCGGGAATGGTTGGGTCGAAGTGCCGCTTCTCCGCGAGCCGCATCTCTCCCGGCCGGCAGCCCGTCAGCCGCATGAACAGGATTGCCTCGCGGAAATCCGTCTTCATTTGCGTACTGCCCTCTTGGCTTCGAATCAGCCTTTTCCACTCGTCCGCGGACAGGTCGCATTCGCGAGCCTCAGCGGCCGCCTTTTCGAATCCATGAATCGGCGATCGGTGGACGTGCTCGTAGTCCTCCCCATCCGAGTCAACTGCCCAGTTGCACATCGCGGCGACCGAACGGGCAGCCGCTCGGATGGTGTTCGACTTCTTCCAGCGTGGAGGCTTGTCTGGCTTTCCGGGCTCCCCCGGGCGAGGCGACGTGTTCGTCGCAATCCACTTCTTGAGGTGGTCTTTGCGCAGGTCAACGAACTGCCGATCCCCAAGTTTCCGCCCGGGGGTCAATTCGTATTCGCACAGCGAGGTGAGGAAACGCTTGTACCACCCGTGCGTTCCCTCACCCTTCGCGGTGTCGGCCTGCAGATCCTTCAGGTAGGCGGTGGCGACATCCCTAACCGTCAACGGGCGGTTCTTCTTTCGCTCCACGGCCTTTGCGAGGTCGCTTCCCTTGCGCCTCGCCAGATCCTTCAGCGTGTCCAGTTCGACTTTTATTGCGTCCCGACTTGGCGCCGAGACGCTCAGGCGTTTCCCCCCGCTGTTGGGAATCGTCACGGTCGCGACCCACGTTCCGTTTGGGCGCTTCCAGAACGTCCCCTCTCCGTTCTCCCTCTTCGACTTCGTCTTCTTCTTCGGCGTCCTCGATGGCGTCGTCATAGAAGTCCTCTGCATCAACAATCATCACTCCGAATCGCATTCGATGTCGGATTCCAAGTCGCTTCACCGTGGCTCGAAACGCACGCACCGTTACGACCCGCGATTTCCTGTTTGGCGAATCGTCGACGCGGGCGTCGGTCAAAAACTTTGCCCACTGCGAGTCGGTCCACTTGCCGTCCTGAGGCAGCTCCGGGCAGTAGGGGAAAGGGTTGTGTTTCTGAGAAGTGGTTGACATTTTCGCGCGCACTCTCTACGTTCACGCCCGACGGACGTGATTTTTTCCTGGCAGGGAATAGTCAAACCGCGAGCAACGAACCTGAGAGATGCCCCGCTGGACGAGTGCAAATCGTTCAGCGGGTTGAATCACCGAGAATCAAGGCCCTCAAGCGAAGTGCAAATTCGTTTGGGGGTTTTCTCGTTTCAGGACATCGCGGAGCGGACCGAATAGGCGTACCGCGATCACAGACCGGCGGCGGTCGAGCGAGGCCCGGCGCATGGAAGATGCGCTTCGTCGGATCCATCCGAGAAAACACGGCAGCTCCTGGGTGTCACGACCCGGGGTGTGCGAAAGCCCGCTCCCGTTGGAGGTGTGAACTACCTCCTTCTGGGGCGTGCCGTTTCTTCGCTCAACTGCGGCATATTGTCAAGTGACGGTCGCTTTGTTTCAGTTGCAACCGCCCCGAATCATCGCCCCGTCAGCACCACAACCAGCAGCCTCGCCCGCCACTTCCGCCAGAGGATTCTCGCGTTCATGCGTTGACCCTTCGTGTGCAGAGTTCAAGTAATTGAACAGCCCGAGGGCATCATCTGAACAGGCGAGAAATGGTCGGACAATATGCCGCCGCGTGGAAACTGAGGCGGTGTCGGGGAAACCCGTCAGGCCCCGGCCGCAGCATCGCGAGAACGCAGAGAGTTTGCCGACCTGCCCAGGTTGGCCAGCCCGCGGCAGAGGCGCGGATCACATGCGGCGGCAATCGTCGGCGGCAGCACAACAGCCCTCTTCAACAGCTCATTGACCGTCATGGCCCGGCCCTCGATTACGTCTGCTTCGCGACGCCAGAGCCTCCAGGCCGTGGAGCGTCGCAGGTTCGTTCAGCTCGTTCTTGATGGTGTACAAGATGTCGGCAACTGACGCTCTTGTCCAGCGTTTCTTCTAGCCAAAATGTAGCGCGCGGTAGTGTACAGAGACGCAAGCTGTGGGGCTCACTTTCCCTCGTCACGCAGCTTCCACTCCTGCTCTGTGACCTCGTCGCCCTCCCATCGCCAGATTTGCTTCGTTGAGATTGTGCCGTCCTGTTCGCGGACCTGCACGTAACAGACGCCGTGATACCGGCCGTTCTCGCTGAGCGGCCCCCAGCCCATCGCGCGAGTCTCCGTCTCGCCAGGCTCGCGCGGCAGCTCGATCACCTGAAAGTACGGCTTGCCGTTTCGACGGTATGACGTCGTGACGGTCCGCCCCTCAAGGAACTGCCGCATTCGATACGCCGCGTTCCGCTGGATGACGAGATAGGTCGCACCGTACACAGCGATGGCGGTCGTCACGGCGAGAAGTCGAGACGTGAGTGATCGCCGCCACAGCCACGAGCCTGCCCAGGCAGCGAGTACCACTGCGGCCACGTACGTCAGGTAGTAGAGGGGGAACTGCGGAGGATGCCCCCAGGTCCACCACATCGCGAAGAGCGCCAGGGGCAGCGTGATGACCCGAACGATGAGTCCGGCCCCCGGCAGCCTTGGGCCGTGGATCTTCGGGGGAGGGACGAATTCTTTGACCACCACTTCGCGGGCCGGCTTCGCTGGCGGGCTGACCGGGCGTGGCGGTGGCTCTTCAACGTCGAAGGTTTGCCGCGGCTGAGGCGGGGCAGGATGGGCCACTTCCGCCGGCGTGGTCTCCTCATTGAAAAACCGAATGGCGTCCGCCTCGTCACACTTCGGGCACTGCTTCGGCGCCTTCTTCCCCGCCTTCAGCCGGAACGCCTTCGCGCACGTCGGGCATCGCCAAACGAAAGTGTCGCCGCCAGCCATCGCCCGGGCCCTCGTGTGAATAGTTCACCGGCCGGGATTATGTGACTTTCGGCCGCTATCGGTCCAGAGCGGCGGCGGATTGTTTGATCCTCGTTGACAGGTGGCCGCGTTCTCGGTGATTGTACCAACTGAAAGGGCAGGCTTATGAATACCGGGCGTCGTGTGATCGTCGGGGCAACCGCAGCCGCGCTGCTGGCGGGAGTCCTCGTCCTTGTTGTGTCCCTTGTCGCGATCGGCCCACGGCTACCTCGCTGCCCGCGATGCCAGTCCGACAAGACGGGCGTCCGGCAGACAAGCCCAGAGAGTACGGCCTATCAATGCCAGGAATGCCTCGAAGACTTTTACGGCGAACCGCGGCCTGACGTGTCGTGGGCTGCGGCAATTGAGCACTGGCTATCCGAGTGATAGCAAGTCGCTGAGCTTCACCAGCGGAAGTGCGTCCGGGCAGGCGTCGCAGCCGCGGACCTTGCGGTCTTCCTTTCCGTGGCCGCCTTTCCGCAGATACTCGACGGCTCGCTCGACGTGCTTGCCCTCCAGGCAGCATTTCCCGGCGACGGCACACGCGAAGATGTCGCGCCGCCCGGACCCTGAGCAGCCGCAGGCGAAAGTTTCGATGGACTCGCCACGGTGGATGCACGTCGTGATCGTCGTCGAGCGTGGGCGTTCCGGGCTGATCCGACTGGCGGGCGTCGCCGTCACCGGCCCGCTATCGATAACCATCGCCGCCATCGCCGCTGACCATTGAGCTTTCCGGTCCGGCGGAATCACCCGCGTCGCGCAGCCGAGGCAGGCCACCGACGGCGATTCCTCCACCGCTGGCCCTGCGGTCTGGCATCGGCGGCATGACGCCTCGGAGGCCGGACATTCCAGAGGGATCCCGATCGCCCGCCGGACAACGCTTTCCGCGAGGGCGCATCGGCCGGCTGTGAGGTACGGGCAGGTCACGAAAGGTCCTCGCAGTCATAGACGCGGCCCTGACCGAGTGCTGACCCATCGCTCGGGAATTCCCCTCCAGGCCAGAACGCCGCCTTCGTGCTATAGAGCGTGGCGTTTGAGCAGCCGCAGTCCTCCATGTCGGTGCAGTTGTTGGCAATCAACTGAAGGTAAACCGTCCCCTGCTCGTTCCCCGACGGAGTGCCGTCATGCGTGATCGCGACGGTGCGGTCGCCGGTCTGGATTCCGAACGTGCCATTGTCGGAGGCGTAGCCCACGATGTTGTAGTCGCACACGCCTTCGCAAACGACCGGACATTCCGGACTTTCGTACGGATCGCCAGAGCAGGAGCACCCGCCCGCAAAATCACTGTCGACCATCTCCAGCAGGTTTCCTCCAGACCACTCCTCCGCCTCCGCGTCGGTCAGCGGCCCTAGGGGAAGCTCAAACGGAGGCGTTGGATAACAGGGGTTCCCGCTGCCACACACGCCATCGCAGCTCTCGGGCAGCGGTTCCCACAGGTAGATGTATCGAACCTGCGCGCCAGTGCAGAGTAATCTCCGCATCGTCCACGCGGAGCACCCTTCTACGCAGTCCGGTGCTGGCGGCTCCGGTCCGCACTGGCACGCGCCGTTGACCGGTTCAGCATCGACGTAGGCGAAGTATCCGAGATCCTCCGCGTCCTCATCCGACACTAGCCCCGGGAGCAACGGCCACGGCTCTTTCGGCCGGCAGACCGGGGTTTCGCAACGGCCGCTGCAATCGCTGGACTGCAGTTCCCATTTGTATTGCGCGTAGCCGCCGGCGTGGCACCTCCGGCGCATGATCCACGTCGAGATTCCGTAGCAGCTCCCGGGCGTGTTGCAGGGGATGCTTCCGAAGGGCGTGCCCTCCAGGAGCGGGGTCGCCGTGACGGTGACTGTGCCTCCCCCGACGAATTCGTATTCAATCTCGATGGGAGAGCCATCGATCGGGGCGTTGAACACCGCACCGCCTGCAAGGTCGCCGAGCTGAAGCAAGAGATTGCCGGTGGTCGATGTCGTCCATGCCAGACAAAGGTCGACGCGAACGTCGCCAATGACCCCCTTGAAGCCGCAGCCGCCGCAGTCGCCATCCTCCAGTTCATCAGGTGGTTCCGACGAATGGTCAATCTCGTCATAGGGCTCCAAGCCACCCTGCCCAGTGTCAGGGATGCCAATCGTCCAGCCATAGACCTTCGCCCCGCCGTGCACGTTTCGGCAGTTGTAGACTGCCCGCGGCAAGACCTGGATGTACGGAGCCCACTTCAGGGCCGTCGCCGCCCGGTCGAAGTTGACCAGCTTGAACCACGTCGCGACATTCGGCTGCCAGAGGGCAAGGTTCCGGTATTCCGCAACCATGCCGCCAGCTGCGCGGGCCATCTCAAGTTTCACGGCACCGCGGGCCGTTCCCGTCTCCGTCATTCGGACAACACACGGCGTCGGGGGGGCGTCCTCAACCAGCACCGCGTCGAACTCGATTGGTTCTTCCGGGTGCGGGCTGACGTTCAACCATTCATCGCCCCAGCGCCGAAGCGGGAACGCCCCCACGCATTGCATCTCAGCGAGGTAGGTCGGCCACGCCTGAGTGTTGCTCGACGACACCGGGATCCGGCCCAGCGCCGCCGTCCCCAGCACTCCGCACGATTTCCTTTTCCCCGGATGAGGCACGGGCTATTCCTCCGGCGGCGGCACTGGCCGCAGGCAGGGGAACTGCTTGAACGGGGCGCACGGGCAGCCTTGCGGGCCGGAGCTGAGCAGCATTGGCGTGTTCTGGTCTCCCTGCCACGCGACTTCAGCTTCGAAGTGCCAGGTGTTCGTGCCGTCAGACAGGAAGATTTTCACGTCGCCGGGCAGGCCGCTCGTCACCTGCATGTAGGCCGTGAAGGCCACGGTGGACTCAGCCACGCATTCCAGCGAGGACGACACTGTCGGCAGCCAGATTCCCACTTCGGCGCTAGACCCCGGGTCGAAGCGGAACAGGATGTCGACCTGCCCGTTGCAGAACGGATTCCAGCGGTAGTACTCCGCGGCGTAGAACGCGGTCTCAAGGAACGTCAGGTCAACAGTCAGTTCGCCGGCGAACGTCGAACAATCACCGCAGCCGTCGCCGGAGACTCCCCCGCCGCCACCGAAATGGGGAATGATGGCTTCCCGTCGGCTGTAGACGCGGCGGTTCGTGAACTGCTCATTCGGAGACGTGCCGCCAGCCGTGCGACGGCTGACGCTGTGGCGATTGAGGCGCTGTTCGTACCCGCTCATTTGTGCCGCCTCCGGATTCGCTCGTCAGGGTTGTTGGACGAGAACGGCGTGACGGTGAGCGTGGTCTGCTGAGTCCCTTCCTTGAAGTCGTAAGTGATGCCGGAAATCTGCGGGTAACGCCGCTTGTCGGCCGACGCGCTCAGGCAGTTGAGGGAGATGTTGCGGCCGGAGATCTCCGCCACCAGGTCGCCCAGGCGGTAGAACAGGTCGATTCCGTGGATCACCGGCGTGATGCCGACAGTGGCGGCCCCCATGATCTCTCCGATGCGGTCTACGTACTCCTGCAGGGGCCCTGGGTCCTCGCCTACGTCGGCAGAATCGTCGACCATGTCGGAGCCGCTACTACCGGCCGTCGTGACCGATTCGTAAGGCCCGCTCGTCTTGCGCTGCCGGAAGTGGAACCGCCGCTCGACGTTGACCAGCGCCTCGACCGTTCGACCGTTGATGCTGTGCTCGGTGTCGTCGTACTCCGCTTCGACGCAGTAGTCGCTGGGAATGGTGCAGGTCAGCCGGAACCGCCCGTCGGCAATGCCCAAGTCCAGAATCTCCGTCGGCGGCTTGCTGAACCAGACGCCCATCTCATCAGGGAGCGGATGCCAGTCCGACGTGACCTCCGTCCACGTTTCGCCGGCGTCGTCCGAGAACTCCAGAACCGGGTGCATCCGCATCCCCCGAACGCTGTCTCGCCAGCGGAGGCAATCCTCCGGTCGCCGCCGCTTGGGGATGTAGTCGACTCCCAGGTCGACCACTTCGTTAATCTCCGGTCGCAGGCCCGTGTAGTCGCCGGAGATGTTCGCGATGAGCTTGCGGCCGATGGGGTCCGTGGTGACTTCCTCGTTCCAGCTACCGTCCGCACTTTCCTCCCACGCGCGATGCAGCGGCAGGGTGAATTCGTACTCGATGAGGCTGCCGCGGCCGGTGATCTTGTTGCGGATGTTTCCGATGTTGTACGCGATCGCGCACGAGATCATGTTCGACTTCTCGATCGGCTCGCCAATGGCGTCGAGGTCGAGAGTCACCTTATCGCCGGCCGTCTTCTCGATAATCCGGATGATGGGCTTGCCGTGGCGGTTGTCATCCTCCCCTTCACCCGCTTCACCCTCGATGATGAAGTCGAGGCACCAGTCGTACCCAAACGGCGGAAGAACCATCGTCAGGTAGTCGCAGAGGTAGTGCCCGGGCTCCATGACGATGTGCTTCAGCGGCGGGGCCTCTTCCGCCCAGTCGTCTGGGATGACGGGGTTCTTGATGAACTCCTCGTCCGGGTTCAGGTACTTGAGCAGGAACAGGACGACTTCTCGGAGCGTCCACTCCGACGCTTCGTTGCTGCCGAGTCCCTGAATCGAGCGGGCTTCCTCTGTTCGCGTCGACTCCGGGTCGATGCAGACGCTGTAGCTCCTCCCGGCCCCGGGGTTGCGATTCTTGATAACCTTCCCATCGACCATCGGGTTGAACTCGATGGGATAGTGGACCTCGACCTCTTCGTAGGTTGCCGGGGACCCGGGCGGGTCTCCCTCCAGAACCGGCTGCCCTTTGCAGAACTTCCCAAACCAGTAGTGCGGCACGGTGGCCGTGGCCGTTTCCGCTTCGTTTCCGGGTGAGATTTCAAACTGCTCTTCGACCACCTCACCAGCGAAGTACAGCGTCTCTCGCTCGCCGTCGTCATTGAGGGCCCAAACGTCGATGCGGTGGTTGGCCTTGCCGTCCAGGCGGATGTCCTTGATGCGGACGTTCGCGCCATCGATGCCGGTGTCGCGGATCAGTTCGCACGTTGGAACCGATCCGACCGGCTTCGAAATCGCCAACACTCGCCAGTCTTCGAGCTCATCGCTCGCGGTCGGGGCCTCTTTGTTCTTCCCGTAGACGACCGGCTTGACGGCCGTGCGGATAGTCGGGTCCGGAACCGGAGGGGGATTCATCAACGCACCTCCACGGAAAGGCCAGTGACCGCGGCCGGGCCGGCGACAACCGGCGTCACGGCGATCCCGTCAATGAGCGTCTGCGTCACGGAACCGTTGGCGTTCTCCGCGACGATCCGGAACGTGTACGCCCCGGCGGACAGGCCGTTGAATCGGGCTTCGTAGACCCCCGGCGCGCCGTAACCGATGGTCACTGCCGCGGGGGATGTCGGGCCCGTCACGCGCGAGACGCGGAATCGGGTCGGGCTTCCCGTGCCGCGGATGTACCGCCAGGCCAGTCGCACGCTGCCGGCAACGCGGGTCTCAACCGTGATGAGGACAGCCCGGCCGCTGAAGTGCGATGTCTCGTCCCCGTCGGAATCCACCGCCACCAACTGCGGGGCCTCGACCTCGCATTCGCAATCGTCGCGGTATGGGCGGACGTCGAATGCCGCTCGCGGGTTGTCGATCAGGGACGGCGGCAGGTTGACGGAGAGTTCCAGCGAGCCTGAGCCGGCCTGCGATGCGACGCGGGCGGTCTTGGTGCCCCGGAAACGGCTCCGCATGGGCGTCAGGCGCCCGCTGATGACGCGGGTCTTCCGGTAGCGGGCCCGGCCGACGCCGACGTAGACGTTGGCCCCCTGGCCCTGGTAGGGGCGATCGCTGGACAGGATGTTGCCGGTGAGGGTCTGCATTACTTCAGAACCACGCATGAATAGCCGGAGCCGCTTGGATCTTTCTCCACAACTGGCCCCCGCGCGACTGGAAACCGTTCGTCGATCCATTCGTTCCAGACTGGACTCTCGGAGGCCACTTCGGTGTCCAGCGTCGCCTCACCGGATTCAACCAGTTTCGTGAGGCAATCCATGTAATCTTTGACTGTCATCCGATCACCAACTCCCGCCAGTCGTCTTCGATCGTCTCCCCAGCCAGCGTCATCGACACCTTGACCTGGTGCTGGCGGTCCGGCGTGAGCATCGCCGTCGCCGGAACCCACTTGTGCACTCCCGTCCCCGCGTCGTTGATCTCGACCGGATCCCCGCCGGGCGTGAGTGCGACCTGAAAGTCGTCCGTCCCCGCGTTGACGACGTGGTAGGTCGCATCTTCAGCCAGGCCATCCGGGAGCGTTCCTCCAGCTCCGGTCGCGACCGCAATCTGATTGCCGTTACTGAGTCCGTGGGCCGTGGACTCGATCGTGTCCGTACCGGCGTCGACCGTGAAGGCAGTCCCCTCCGGCGTCTCGCCCTCGAACTGGTTCCCCCGGATCGCCGCGGCTGTCAGGGTCTTTGTGAACGACGCGACGTCGCTGCCGTGTTCGCGGACAGTGAACGTGACCGACGGAGCGTCCCAATAGTTCGGGGCCGTGCCGGTGCTGCTGATGTCGACGCCGACCAGCTTGAACGTGTCCGTCGTCGCGTCACTGACTTCGTAGGCCGTGTTGGCGCTGATTCCGCCCGGCAGGGTGCCGACAATCGTGTGGAAGCAAACGAAGTCGCCATCGCTGAGCCCGTGCCCGGCCGACGTGATGACGTCCGTCCCGGCGTTCGCGGTGAACATCGCGCGTCCACAGGCCATCAGGTTCGCGGGCCGCCCGTTGCGCTTGAGGCCAGCCGTCAGTTGGATCGCGTAGCCGTCGAGAGTCCGACAAGACATGCGGGTCTCGACAGAGAGCGGGGCGTCCCCGAACTGCCCAAGTTGGACGGTGATCTCTTCGCCCTCGGTCGGGTTGACGGTTGCGGCCGGGGTCGCCCCGTCGTATTTGCCCACCCAGAACTTCTTCGGCAGCGGACCGCGGTGGAGGCGGGCAAGGTTGAACGCCAAACGGTTCAGTTGCCGGCCGGTCCCCAGGTTGGCCGCGCCCGGGGCGGTCATGCTGATGTACGGTGTCGTCGCGGATGCGATGAGCTTCCACGTTTCGTCGTTGAAATCGAGAACCTTGTCATTCGACGGATCGAAGAACCGCAGGGCGGCCGCGCCAGTGTGATTGAAGGTGAAGTGCTCGACGTTCATGCAGACCTCGCTGTTTTCTTGACTTCAAGTCGCCCGTGCTGGACGACCTCCGTCCCGTCACGGAGCGACCAGAAATGAGCCTGCCCGTCGATGGCTTCTGCGGCCGTGAACGCCAGGTTCAGAGTCAGGTCGAACGTCGACCCGCTGCCGGTGAATTCCTGCGGTGGCGCAAGCGGCGTGTCGGGATCGCTGGCGGCCGCGACGTAGAGCGCGAGTGACCGGCCGGTGAGGTCGAGCAGGTTCTTGTCCGCGTCGTAGCAGGTGACGGTAATCGAGACGTCCGAGTCCTCGCCGAGAAATGCGGTGAGCTTCGTGCCGACCACCCGCTGCGGGGCATGAGAGGAATAGGGCTGTGTCGCCGCACCAACAAGTGCCGTGGTGATTGCATCCTGCAGCCCAACCTGAATCGGCGGGCAGATGAAGTGTTTTCCAGCCTCCTCGCCCCACACTTCGTAGATACCTTCGGCTGCAACCAGTTCAACCGGCAGGTTCAGGCGATAACGCCCACCGCCAAGATGGATGACGCCGCCCGGCGTCCACGCGGAATCAGCTGCCACAAGATCAGACAGCGAAATGATGGAAACCACCCCGCCGGCCTTTGCCCACGAAAGCGTCGGCATGGCAGATGCCAGGACGCCAGTGACCGCAAGTCCCTCATCGTCAATCAGGCTGCCAATAACTTGGGGATTCGATACCCCGATTGCGAGGCTCAACATACGACAGCCTCCCGGCGTTGCTTGAGGAGAGTGGTTGTCAGCGGATCGGCATACACGGGCGGCGACACGTCGTACGCCACTCCCCTGGATTGGGCCAGCAGACGAATCTCACCCGCAGACAGGTAACGGCCATAGACCCGAAGGTCGTCCACGTTGCCCGTCAGATACTGGATGCCTGTTGCGAACTCCAGCGCCCCGACCTGAATCTCGTTAACCCCAGCAATGGACACAGCCACCGACGTGGCGGCTGCCTGAATTCCGTTAACGTAGAGCACCTGGCTGCTTGGTCCGAAGACGCCTGCGATGTGATGCCACTCACCCGCAGTGACCGTGCCGCCCTGAGCGTCGCCAGTTCCGCCCCCGAAAGCCTGAGCGACAAAGGCGGCGCCGTTGATGTGGATGGACAGGAGCGGTCCCACTGCCGCGCTTTGAGCCACACACAGCACTCGCTGCACAGTCGCGGGAGTGGCAGTTGGCCTCACCCAGGCCGCCAGGCTGACCGGATACTGAAAGACCGGAGAGGCTGCTTGAATGTACCGATTGCCTGGCAGGACGAGTGAGTACCTGCCGCCGCTCATCGCCACTGCACCGGACAGGGTGAAGCCTGACAGCGAGCCGTGATTCCCGCGGCCACTAAGGTCGAACAGCGTTTCACCGCAAGGCCCCATCACCGACGGACAGGCTGCCCAGGCGCACCCCTCCCACAGGCCGGGATACTTCGGCTGGCCGAGCTTGCGGCGGAAATAGGGGGAGACGGCGGGCATCAGGCGATCACCGGGTAGTACGGGATGAGGACGATGCCCGAGTTGTTGTCGCTGTTCGTCGTCTCGTCCCGGAAAGCCTGACCGAGCAGGTTCACGACGACGGGAGCAACGTAGCGACAGGAGGGCGTCCAGATTTGGGACGCCTGGAACAGGACAGTGTTGCCGTCGTTCGTGGCGATGAGGACCGACGCAGGGATTCCGAGTTGCAGTTTGTTCGCGGCGACTGTCGTCGGATACGCAGCGTCGGCCCCTGTCACCTTGCCCGGGAAATTCGACGTGGTGCCCGACTCCGACAGATACGCCTCAGCCGTGTTGCCTGCCGTGGGCGCCGTCCCGGTTTCGACGGCGAACAGGACGGCGCAAAACGTCGGCAGCAGGGATTGGCCGTTGACCGTGATCTGCAGGTCGACGTATTCGCCCATTCGGCCAGAGCCGCTGGCGAGGGCATCGAGTGTGAGCGTCTTCAGAACGCTTTGTCCGCGGACCAGCGCCCCAGCGCCTCCCCAGACGATGGGTGTACCCTGAAAATGTCCAACCGTCTTAGCCATGCGCCACCTCCGCCCACAGTTCGGCGAACACTTCCGGCTTCAGGCGGTTCGGCATGCCGGGAACGCCGCCGAACTCCGTGTTGATGCGAGGCGGCAACGTGCCGGCGTCGACCACCTCCGTAGCTTCCAGCGACGCAACGACGGATCCGGCTTCCTCCGCCGTGATGACCGCTCCCATCGCGAGCACCTGCGCCCACAAGGCGACGCCATCACGGTCCTGCCCCTGGATCTTGTCCCGCACGTCAATGAGGCACGGGAGCGGCAACAGCTTCGCAACCGATGCCGGAGACAGCAGGGACATAACGCCAGCGACCGTCAGCGGCTTTGCCCGCGTCCCAGTCACCGGCTGCGGGTCGTTCAGTCGCCCAAACGCCTCCGACTCCGACAACCCGGCATAAACCGGGCTGCGGAGTTCGGCGAGGAGCAGGGCCTTCAGCTCAGGCGCGAGCATGGGATCAGGTTCCGTCTGCAAGGACGTTGATGTTGACGCTGATGGCCGCCTTGATGTCGGCGTCCGTCAGGGCGTTCAGTTGCTCGACGGTCTTCTCGTCGCCCCAGCGCGACAGGACGGCGTTCTTGCACACCGTTCCCATGCCGACGGGATTCGCGAGAACGGCCTTGGCCCACTTCAGCCGATTGGCATGGTTCTCGGTTTCGACCTCTTCGTTGTTCACGTCACGAGCGAGCGACAGGGCTGCGGCCGTCGCCTTCTCGTGGAAGGACGCTTCGTTCAGCAGGGTCCAGACTTCGGAGAGCTCTGCCATGATTACACCACCTCCTCAATCGTGGCCGACTGGACTTCCGCGCGGCTGAGTGCGGCGATTGCCGCCTTGCCTGCCTCGGAACGCGAGAACGGACCGGAGACGTGTCCGGCGTCCTGAGTGTTCAGGAACTTCACCCGCACATTGAACGAACCGCCGGTGTCCGGCGGATCCTGGCAGCAACCGTCAGTGATGGTTGCCGGGCCTGAAACATTGATGACCACTCGACTCTCCTTTCACAAAGACAGTTCAACTTCCAATCTCGCATTCAATCGTCGCCACGCCCCCGGCCACCGAGATCGCGAAGCGACGCGAACTGCTGACCGGGACGAGATCCGGCGGATGAGCGGCGACACGTACCACCGTCTCGGCAGCGGCCCCCACGTTGCCCGTCGGCGGGGCGTTATCCCGTCCCTGAACCCGCACCGGCCAGTAGCCGGATCCAGGCAGCGGCCGAAGGGGCAGCACGTATTCGCCCTGCCACTCAAACACAGCTCGGGCCCGTTCCACGCCCTCCCCGATTGGATCGCCCGGTGCGGCGCTCGTTAGGACCTCCAGCGTCTTCGCCGTCGCCCAACTCTCGCCCGACGCCGTGAACCGGATCCGCGGAGCGTTGTACGCGCGAGGCGGTAGCTGGTCGCCGAAGTCGCGGTTGCTCACAGACGGCAGGACCGCCAGGAGCGTCAGGCGAGCCGGCCACCGCGACGGCTTGAGCCGCGCCGTGATGACCCGTTCCCCGACGGCGGAGGTCTGCCCGACCTTCTCCCGGCCGGCGTACAGGTGATAGAGCCGGTCCGTGTAGATCGACTCAAATCGCACCTGCAGCGTCCCACGGCTCACCCACGAGGAGCGAGTCGGACGAACGCCAGAGAGGAGAGCTTCGGGGGGCATGGGTTACTTGTTGGCTTTCGGTTCCGTGGCTTCCGTGGACTCCGCAGGATCGGCCGGAGGGGCCGGGGGAGCGGGCTCGCTCTTCGGTGCGGGCGGCTTCGTCAGGGCCGCACGACGTTCGAAGAACAGCCTCCGCCAGTTCGTCAGGTTGACGTGCGGGTCCTTGCCCTCGACGTGGCCAGCCGCCGCGAACGATGCGTCGCAGTCGGCCTTGGGGTTGTCCTTCAGGGCCCTATCAATCTGGCCGATGAGCGTCTTCCGCAGTTCAGGTTTCATCGTTCTCACTCCTCAGGAATTGTGTTTGGGTCGCGCTGCCGCCAGCGAAGAACGCCCCGGACCATCCACCCGTAGTGCGGCTCAAACCACTGCGGTCCGTCAGGCGTGAAGCCCATAAACGTGCATTTGTCGAAGGACTCTTCGTCCGCCCCGATCGTCACCGTCACCCGGCCCGTCAGTGGCTCATCCACCTTTGTGTTGACGTTCGCCAACCCGACGTTGAACGTGTTCATCGCCGTAATCGAGTTCCGAAACACCGCCGTCAGGAACAGATCGCGACCGCCGGCCGGGGAGACGATGTGCGACTCGCCCGGACAGCCGGCGAACCGCGTCACCTGCAGGCCAATCTCCGGCGGCGACCCCTGTTGCATCTTTCCGTGCACCGCGACAGGGAACGTGTAGCCGTCTTGGACGATCATTGCGGAGCCCCCGCGAGGGCGGGGTTGCCGCCGTTAAGAAGGGGCTGGCCGGGAGCGGCGGGGGGCGGAGGCGGAGGCGGGGACGGGGGGGCTTGCCTCTTTTCCCGCTCGCGAGCCAACTTCGCTTCCTCAAGCTGGAGCTTGTTGATCTCCACGAGCTGCTTCAAGAGGTAGTCCTTGTCACCCTGCGCTAACGTGCCACCGAGTTCCGAGAACATCCCGCCTTCGGCCATCATCTCCATCGTGGCCTTAACACTTCCCGCGCCGCCCTTCCCCTTCATGTTCCGGTTGATGTCGACGTTCCGCTTCATGATCTCCCGCTGGCCGGGGATCCACATGCCGGGAGATTCGTCGAAGCCGGGCAGATTGATCTTCTCGATGGTCTCCTGGAAGATCCGGTCGGCCTCACCTGTGATTGCCTCTTGGCGGCGGTTGGTCAGGTCTTCCGCCTGCTGATTCGCCTCCCGCGCGCGGTCGGTTGCAGCCAACTTGACGAACGGATCTTCGCCACGCTCGGCAATCATCTTGTCGAAGTCTTTGGCTGCATTCGCATCCAGGGCCGGAATCGCATCCTGAATGGCTCGATATTCCTTCATCGCCGTGGCGTCGCCGCGGAGGAACTGGCCGATGAACGGTTTTGCTGCAGCCTCGAAACTGATCCCCTTCGCCTGCATGAATTTGTCGGCCAGCTGGGGGTCCGCCTGGAGCATCTCGATTCGCTCCATCAGCCCCTTGCCCTCGAACTGCTTGGAGAACCCCGCTTTCTTGATTTCCGTCGGGTCCATCAACTGACTGGTCAGCTGCAGCATTGCCGTCTTACTGTTCGCACCCTCGACATCGACCATCAGCGAGTTGAGCGTCGAGAACAGTTCGGCCGACTGCTCTGGAGTCGCACCATGGACCTGCGCGCCGAGCATCGCTTGAACGCCCTGCTTTCCAAGGGCAGTGATGTCGCCGACACGAGCCGCCTTCTGGGCTTGCGACAGGAAGCCCATGATCGCCTTGGGGTCGGTGACGCCTGTGGCCTTGGCGACGTCGAGAGACCGCGTCGTAAACGTGTTCGCCGTCGCCTCATCGTCAGGGGCGTACTTGAACCCGGACTCGACGAACTGCAGAGCCTGATCGTTCGTGAGTGAGCCTTGAGCAGAGAACGCCTCTGCAGCCACGCGGGCAATTGCCTTCCGGTCGCGGACCTTCTGCCGTTCCTGGATGCCAGCGAACCGCTCGTCGAGCTGGTCCTGTCCGACCGTCTTGTCGGCCGTGAAGTTGTTGATCGTCCGACCGAGAACTTCGCCGTACGAAACGTGTTCGTCAGCCGCTTGACGGTCCCGAACCCTCTGCACGTCAGCCTCTTGTGCGAGGGCTGCACCGACCACTTTGACGGCCGTCGCCACCGCTCCGAGCTTCGCGGCAGTCTCGAGGAAGCTGCTGAGACCGCCTTTCGTCTTGCCGAGTTCAGCGTCGAGGCGTGCAACCTCCCGGTTGTACGTTTGGAGCGAGATGCGGTTGCTGTCGTACGCCTTTTTCGCTGCCTTCAGTCCTTCGGCGTGGCGCTCGACGGCCGTCTTGTTCCGGTTGGTGATCGCCTCCGCTTCCGCCTTGGCCTTGTTCTCGGCCCGCTCCGCTTCCGCCAGAGCCTTCGTGTCCTTGGTGGCTTCCTTCAGGCGCTCATCGGCGGCGGCAACCGCACGGGCGTAATGCTTTTCCTCCAGCGTTCCGTCCTGCCGGAGCCGATTCAGCTTCGCCAGTTCAGCGGCGTGCCGTTCCTCCGCGGTCGCGTGGGCGTCGGCAATCGCCTTCGCCTCCCGCACGGAAGAGTTCCACGCCTCCTGCGCCTCGTCCGCCTGTCGCGTGGCCTCCGCCTTCGCCTTGATGGCGGCAGCGGCTCGCTCTTGGGCTTCCGGGCTGTTCGAATCGAGCGCGGCCTTTGCGCGACTGTGCGTGTCGTCGTCGATGGCCCCGAGTTTCTTGAGTTCGTTCAGGTGAGCCAGTTCCGCCGCGTACTTCTCCGCTTCCGTCCTCGTCTTGGCAAAGATCGCCGCCCCGGCCCGCAGAGCGTTGTTGGCCTCCTCTTGAGCGGCATCGACAACCTTTGCGGCCGCCGCTTGACGCTGGGCAGCGGCTGCCTGCTCGTCAGCAGCCTTCTTTGCGGCCGCCGCAGCCTTCGCAATGCTGGCCCCATCCGTGGCCTTGAACGTCGCCTGTGCCGCCAGGCGAGCCTTGGCGTACTTCTCCGTTGACAGGGTTCCGGCGTCGACCTGAGCGCGGAGCGCGGCCATCGTCTGCCGATACTTCTCCGCCGCCGTCGTCGCCTGGTCGAGCGCCTGCTTTGCTCCGCCCGTCATCCTGGAACTGGCGTCGCCGACGTCCCGGGTCGACTTCTTCAGCCGCGCCAGCATCTGGTCTTGCTTCGCGACCTTCGCGGCCAGCTTGTCGTAGTCCGCCTGCATCTGGGCAGAGTCGGACACCCATTTGATTCGCGCCGTGTCGGTGGACATCAGGCTTCCTCCCCGGCACCGACGCAAAGCTCAAAGCAGCACTGCAACGTCCCCTTGTTCCCGTTCGTCCACAGTTCCCGATAGCTCGCCACCTCCGGCGTCATCCGGTAGTTCAGCGACAACGCCCGCATCGCAAAGTTGATCGCTTCGTCTTGCTCGACACCTTCCCCGCCCGGCTGGAACCGGCGGTTCATGTCGGCAGCCTGGACGATCAGCTCGCGAAACGCCCGCTTCGCCCGGAGACGCCAGCGGCCGGACTCATCCACCGCGTAGGCGTGCGGCAGGTCGCTGACGTTCGGAACCTGCCATTCGTAACCGTCGCCGAGCACCACCACGTTCCCGCCGTAGTTCCGCGGCCGCAGCAAGTCGCCAGGCGTCGGCGGGAACTTCCGCCAGAACCCGACGAGGTAGCGGCCAGCTTCGTAGCCCGGCGCGGCACAGGCGGGTATCCACTCCTGTTCCTTCGGCTGGACCGCCAGCACGGGCGGTCGATGCTCTTGCTGCCAGCCGAACATCGTCCCCGGCCGGCCGTCGGGGCCGACCTCGATCGTCGTCGACATAGCCCCGCGCGCAATGCTCTCCAGACCCACGGCCTCCAGCGAGTGAGCGTCGGTCGTCAGCGGGACGAAGATCAGAAAGTGCATCAGTCGCCGGGCGTGATCGTGTACGTGTTAGAGACAGACAGGACCTTGCCGAGGATGCGGATGCCGACCTCGCCCGTCTGCGTGTCCTGAGCCGAGAGCGTCTGGACGTCGACGATCGAGCCGCCGAACGACAGCGCGATGTGCTCGTCCTGGTCGTCGCCGACGCGGGCTCCGCCCTTCTCGCCCTTCCGGGCAATGACCGTCACCGCATCGAGGGCCTTGAACAGCGGTCCCCAGGCGTTGAGCGCCGCCTGATCGCGGGTCCGGATTTCGATAATCGGGTTGCGGGCAATGATGTAGTCGTCAGTGGCCCACACGGACCCGCTCGACATTTCCGGCTCCGTCTCGATGCCGGTACTGACCGTCCAACTCGTCACCTTCGGCAGTTCCGTTGCTTCACCGCCCACCGGCGTCAGCAGTGCCGGACCGAGGAAGTAGCGGTTGTTGAACCCGCTCGACGGGAGAGACTGGCTGGTCGCAATCGAGATGGGCGGGTCATTCGCCAGCCCGGTTCCAGAGATCGGCATCACGGACAACTGAGCCGACATGCCTTCGCCGGTCTGCGAGCATTCGAAGCTGTTCGCGATCACGAGCCCGCGACGATTCGTCGAGTTCGTGTTCGTGGCAGAGATAACCTGATGGCTCGTCGAGCCGAGGAACGCCCCGCCGCTGGCCCGCACCTGCGAATGCAGCCGGAGGTTGCCGGAGGTGATGTTCAGCCCGGCCGTGACCGAGATCCCGCCGTTGCCGAAGATCGTGTCCATGTCGAACGACGTCCACGACAAACGCGGCTGGCCGGAACGGACATAGAACGAATCCGGATCGAGGGCGCCCGACTGGCGACCGATGATGATGTCGTTCCCGGCCGCAAACTCCGCGGCCGTGCACTGACGGAGGGTGATGGCGCCGAGGAGCGCGTCGTAAAGGGTTGCTGGCATCGGTGCTCCTTAAATGCGGCGTTTCCGCTTCCGTTGGTTCTCGGGTTTGGTGATCTCTTCGGCGTAGAACTCGTGAGCCTGGACGACCATGTCGCGGGTCTCGCTCGGCGTCATCGACTCCAGCTCTGCCCGCATTTCGTCCTTCATCGGGAAGTAGTTCTTGAGGTAGAGCGTCGCGCTGTATTGGGTCTTCGTGATGCGGTAGTTCCGGCCGAGGTACGTTTTGGCCCGTCCGGTGCGATACCAGGGGGCATCAGTGCCGAACTTCCGCCGCTTCCGCTCTAGGTACTTCTTGCCGCGAGCCTTGTAGCCGTAGGGTCCGCCGGGGGCTGTGAGCGGGTTCTTCGAAAACTTCCACTCCTGCATCCGCTCGCGGACGTGGAAGCGGGCCACACGCTCCAAGGCGGCACGAACAAATCGGGGGTGATTGCGGTTCGTGACGAGTTCGGACTGCTCAATCACGATGGCTCGAACGATGGGGACGGCCATTCAGATCCCCTGTGCCTGGACAAGGAATCGAGCACCGAACAGCCAGTCCCCTTCGACCTTCGTCGGGTCCGCGTATCCCAGTGGCACCCAACCAATCCTGTCCGCGGAAAGACGCCCGGAAAGTCCGCCGGTGGTGCGCAGGCCGTCCCGGAAACCGCCAACGATGTTCAGGGCATACAGACTCGCATGCCTT